GATACCATTTCCAGAGGCGAGGGATGCCTATGTTTATCCCAGTCATCTGGCATATTATGTAAGCCAGCTTGTGATAATGGCTCTGCTAGTTCAGCCACTGCGTCGATATCTTCCTGAGTGATCATTCTTCAAGCTCCTCAATCAACCGGTTCAGATACCAACGGGCTTTCTTGAGGTCTTCCAGAGGCTTAGACTTGTAAGGCCATCTCCACAGATACTTAAAAGCATTCTGCCAACAGTAGGCGGCGTGAGGCTGTACATCAGCGCCCTCTACCATAGCTTCCATAGCGTCAATGCACTCTATACCCGCATTATTGTAGTGAGGCGGCTTATGGACCACATCCATGATGGGCATAGGGTCTTGATCAATAGGTTCACGTAGATGATCTTCGTAAGTCATTTTTGTACTGCGAGCGTTCATCAATGCACCTTTTTGCTAAAATCAATAATCTTTGCGTCTGACACGGCATCCAGAAGCTCATCATCCGGTTCAAAGACCACCTCTTCGCTCATCTCTTCTTCGAGAGCAGTTAGAATGGAGCCGGTTGTGGCTAGATATTCGACACCATTTTCCAAAATCATGCAGAGGCCATTGGATATATCCATCATGGCTTTCACATATTCTGGGTCTAAGGTTTCTGGGATGTTTCCTTGGCTGGACAGGGTCATGCTGCCACTGTCAGGATCAAGAGTAAGCATTACGTGAATACTATTTTCGGGCAGGTTTATTTTTGGCACTATTTTTCCCAATCAATTTAAAGAAGTGGTCTGCGTCCATGACAGCCAAAGGTTTTTGGCGATCTGCTTTGATAATGGCGATTGGCTCCGCACCCTTCGGACAGTTCTCTGCCGCTTGGTCCATCACCTTGTAGATTGCGAATGATTTAAATGCCTTGCACTCTACGGAGTATGGGAACAGGCGTCTGGCGGCAGGACTAAGTTGTACGTCTTCGCCGCCAGCGCCCATAGAAGTGCTTCTGACATCGTCTGGGAGGAGCTTTTTGGGAAAGAGAGCGAGAATTTTATCTCTGACCCATTGTTGATGTCTTCGGCCCTTCGCTTTGGCACTCTGTGGGGTTATAGCCACTTCGGGAGGTCTAGGACTGTATACTCGCCCCACCCAGTACCAAAATCTTCCTTATCACTAGCGTCCTTAATGACAGCCAGTGTCCTATGCATACGCTCCGTGGCATTCGCTAGTAGCTCTGGACTGACTACGTGCATATGGCTGGCGTATGGAGCAGCCTTTTCCACGGCAAGGAAATGAAAGCGTTCTACTAAGATACCAGCTAAGTTGCACACGTATAAGTAGAATGCTGCCTGTAAATCGTAACTGTACTTCCAGCACTCCTGCGCGAACCCTGTAGGGCTGGCATCTTGAGTAGTCTTAACGTCATAGACTGTACCCTCTGAAGGTATGTAGAGGTCAGGCCTTGTTTTAAGCATTAATCCAGTACGCTCACACTCAGCGAATATAGAGACCTCATTCTTACGGTTCTGATGCCGTAGAGCAGTTAGGCAGGTCTCATTCTTCAGGGTCTCCTGAGCCATGCGATGTGCTACGTGATACTCTACTTCAGTAAGCACTACCTGATCATCTTCAGCATTCTCCTCAAGCTCTTTGAAGCCTTTAGACGCCCTAGTCTTCGGCCCCTTAATAACTAAGTCACGATCTTCTTCTAGCAGGAGAGCATGAACGGCAGACCCCATAGAGAAAGCAGATGTCTGCTTGCGTTTCTCGCCCTTCCAATGGGCAAGAGACTTCTTGTACACCGTCTTAACGGCGGTTGAGGATATACCACTTTGGGAGTGGTACACCTCATTTGACATGCCTTCGACTATGCCCATTATACGCGGTAATCCGCTTCTAAGGGATTTACCTCATCCATAATTCGAGCAGCTTCAGCCTCATCAACTGCTTGCATACTGGCTTCTTTATAGGCTTCCTCGATACGCTTATTCTCAGCAGTAATTAAACCACTGACATGAGCCAGACTGTCGTAAGTAAGTTGATCCATTGGAATTGGACTACCGAACTGCGGAGCAAAGTGCATGACGTAGTATTTCTTACCGTATGAGTTTGTTTGTGTGTCTTTGGACAGAATGTTTTCGAAATCCCAGAGGTTCATGCCACGGGGCATCTTCTTCATCACATCGTGGTAGAACGGTCCGTAGTTCTTACGCTTTAAAGACATGAGGCAAGGCTGGTTTTCGATAGTGACCTCACGGCCATCCGATGTCTTGCCTGTGTAATTAATTATGCCTCTAATAATACGGTAACGGTCAATGTCCTTGTACTTTTCCTTCTCTTGAGGAGACATTTGAATAGACTGCTCATAAGTAGGCATCCCACACATAATGCCGCCCAATTGATCACGGGCTTCCTCGCGTTGATTTTTCACTAGTAAGGATTTGTTTACTAGACCGTCATCACCCCAGTGCTGGTACTGGATGTGATTACTAAATGCCCTGAACCTTACGTTCTCTGTGGCGTAGACTTGGTCTTGTCCGGTCTTTAAATAGAATGCGCCCATTGGACCCATTTCACCATCATAATTCATCCCTACGGCAGGGATTGACGGCCCTGATGATGTAGAGGCAGCACCCAATTGTGCGCTAATTTCTTCAATCGTTAAGCTGTTATCTTGTAATACTAAGTCAGTCATACTTATTTCCTTAAAAGTGAACTTACATTATACATTAGTTAAGCGCGGTAATCAAACATATTCTTCCTGATCTAGCCAGTTTTTACCGCGACTTATTTCTATGTCGAGCGGCACAACAAGGGAGTAGCCAAACCGCTCTTTTGACTCTTCGCTGACCTTAGTCATGGCCTCTGTAAGAACTTCTCTGACCTGATCTACCTCATCAGGATGTGTATCGCACACTAAACTGTCGTGTACCGTAAGTATCAGTTTTGATTGTAGTTTTCTCTCCTTAAACAGTCTAAATGCTCTTATACAGGCTAATTGAACTAAGTCTGCGCTGAAGCCTTGGACTGGATAATTCAGTATCTGAGTGGCATTTGATACTCTGTCTGCTTTGGTTCTAGTGACATTCGGCCAGAAATACTGACGGCCACTAGGTGTGGTTACTGTGCCATCTTTTAAGGTGCCATTCATTAGTGACTGATGCCAGCCGTATATACCCTCGTATATCTCATAGAAACGGCTGAAGTATGCCTTTATATGATCAGGCTGACCGGCCCCAGTGCCGCCAAAAAGTGGCTGGAAGCTGGCCCACTTATGGCCCTGACGCTCATCCTTGCTGACTTCGTTAGGCGGCTTCTGTAGACAGATACTTGCAGTCTGCCTGTGTATGTCCTTCCCTTCTAGTACGTCTGCCAAGCCTTGACTGTCTCTCGACAACTCACACGCGGTACGAAATTCAAGGGCTGAGTAGTCCGACTCTAAAAGTAAACCGTTTGGGAACCGACTGACAAAGCACTTACGAACAGGAAAACCTCTCTTAGGCTGGTTCTGTAAGTTCAATGACATACCGCCGCCACTCGACAGTCTACCCGTAGCAGCAATGCACTGATTGAAGTTGGCATGTAGAAACCCGCTTGCGCGAGTACCCCTCTTAATACCAGCCACAAAGCTATCCAGATAAACAGAGACCGCACTTAGTCGTGACAGCTTAGTCAGGAACTCTACGGCTGTAGAATTATCCTTGCGATCTGCCTGTTCAATCAGACGCTGTATAGTAACCTTGTCAGACTTAAACCCGCCGATGCTGGCATCGTAGGCTGTACTAGGAGCCATCTTTAGGCCAGCAACTACGCCTGTCGAGGTGTATATCGCTCCTACGCCATTACAGACAGCACACCGTGACCTATTCTTATAAGGCTCACCCTGCACACGATACTTCTTACCTAACTTAGTCTTAGTTTTGACCTTGTACTTCTGGATAGTACCGGAGCCGCCACAGTCAGGACACTGCGAGGCAGACTGCTTCATAACAACTCTGGTTGTGGTCCGTACTGCGTCCACAAACTTATTAGGATACTTGATGAACTCAAAAGGTGGTCTTAGTGACTTACCGGCTTCATTGGTTCCTATATTAAACGTCTGCTTGTGTATGGCCTTGTCGATGACTTCCCGCGAGTAGATCACTCTGGTCATATCATCACCAGAATTTAGATTAATAGGCGTGTCACCCATCACCTGTTCGACAATACGCTTCAGGTCTATCTCTAGAGCGGCCTTCTCTTCGGTAAACTGTGCCTCAACCTCTGCCAGAGCATCCCTATCGATCTTGACCCCGTTCATCTCTATCTCGCAGAGAAACAACAGCATCTCATTCATAAAGGGAATGACCTTCTTCAGGCTGAGATTATGCTCACGGGCTAAGATGTCTTGCTGGGCTATATACAACTCACCACAGGCCTTAACGTCAGCCTCTGCATACTCGACTACTACATCCAACGGCATCTCAGAAAAGCATGTGCCGCCTTTAAATAGCTCATCGACTAGGTCAGACTTCTTTAAGCTCTCAGTCTTACGCCGTAGAGCGCTCTCCTTCAGACTAAGCAGCCTACGCTGTCCTTTGGCTAACAGGTACTCTGTTATCATCGTGTCTCTGACGATAGGCGGCAATTCAAAGCCCATCTCCAGAAGCCACTCAGCATCGAACTTCACGTTGTGGCATATCATGCCGTCTGCTTCAGCGAGGTGCTGCTTCAGGCGGTCTATCCCATCAGGAGAGTGTAGTTCTTTGTGATGCCACAGGTCTGTGTGAACCTCATCTACAGTCTCCAACCCAAGCCAGCCGTAGTGAGCAGACACACACCTGTTGTCAGGGTTTTTAGGGCTGTTATCTATTCGGCCATCTATTCGCTGAACCGTTGTCTCTAAATCCAATACAAGCCATTTCACCACGGTGGCTCCCCATTCTCATCCAACTCGGGACGTTTAAATGAGAGGTCACGCACTACAGGCTGCGGCTCAGGTTTGGGGTTAATTACGCCAACTTCTTCCAGAAGCAGCGCAAGGTGCGGCGGCAGATCATCACACTTCATAGCGAGAGGTCTGTGAGTTCAGGTTACAGAGAACTGTGCCGTGCCAGCCACTGATCTTATTCTTCATCACGGTGATCCAGCGACTAGGGTCATCAGGATTATCAGGATCATTCATTCGGCCTATGCCAAGCATGACATCACTCTCAGCCGCCTTGCCCAGCTTACTGCCTTCCATCATAGACATAGTAATACGGGTCTTGCCTTCAGCTTCAGCGGATGCTTGTGATAGCCCTAGTATGGCGCAGTCAAACTTCTTAGCGGCCTCACGTAGACGGTAGTAGAGTTCTCTCAGGCGTTCATGCCCAGAGTTAAATTGCTGAGTGAGTGCAATCTTGTCGGCCATATCGACGATGACCACATCGAACTTCTTCTTATTTAGGTAAGCCTCAAGCATCTGGATATCCCAGCCTTGAGCATCGACAAAGGTCAGCCTCTCTTTAATACCTGCATAACGGGCAGCGGCTCCGCGAGAGTCAAAAGCAATCTCATCTTTGGTCATGCCGGTATACGCTTGTACCGCACGTAACTTGGTACGCTTACCAATCTCTTCGTTGGCTATGTAACCTACTCTAGCACCTTGGGCGCAGAAACCTGCCGGTGCAGCACACAGACTAATAGCAAACGCAGTCTTACCCACATTTGAGTAGGCAGCTATGACACCAAACTCGCCTCTACCAATTCCGTAGACCTCTCTAGAGAGTGTGTCGATGTTGAACTTGAAGCGGTTATCATTACTGACAACGGCCAGTAGTTCATCGATGTCATCAGTTACTTCGTTAGCAAAGTCATCAGGCATGTAACCTTCAGAGACACGGTCTAGAAGAGACTTTAGTAGGTCCATTGCAGAGGCATCGCCCTCAGACATTTTTATGCCAAGGGTGGCTATGTCGAGGCCTATGTGCTGACGCCATAGGTTTTCAATTACATCGACAGCTACTACATCATCTATCTCTTCGGCATTGGATACTGAATTGATTAAGTCTTGAATGTCGGCTGTCCACGCACCGGTACTAGTGGGGTTGTTGGCCTTCCAGTAACTAAATAGTTCTAGCGGGGTGAGGTCTTTATCAAATGTATCATGCATTGATACGATGGTGGTGTAGACTTCTTTTAGTGTGTCATCAAAAAGTGAGGGTCTTAGCTTTGCCTTGTTTTCAGAATAGAACGAATTACTGAGGCAGCTTTTAAGTAATGATTGGTCCATTTAACTCTCTTGGCTGTTAACGTATTAATAAGATGTTATCTTAGCACAGCCAATAGAATAAAAAAAGCCCCCACCGAAGTGAGGGCTAAATTTCTTTTTCGTTTAGTTTTAATTAGTTAGCTCTGAACTTCATCTTATTCAGATCAACGGCTCCGGGTTCACCCCTACGCTCCCTAAGCTCAACTTGATAGTGTACTATGCGTGGATTGCCCTTGCAGTAATCTGCTATCAGTTTTTCCAATGCTACTTCTTCTGCGGCGGCTTCCTTGAAGCCCCCATCAATTGACATGTCAATAATCGCTATGCCTCTGGCTTTCATTTTACCATTCCCTTTGCTTTAACGTCTGTACTGGTTTCGTAGACGAATATAATGACCACAATGGCCCCTTCATAATTTATTCTGGTAATTATGTTGAGGGCTGGGGCGGGGCTAAGGGAACTATTGGGCTGCACCAAACATCTATCCCCGCCCAATCAGAAGTAGTTCTGAGAACTTTCTTACTAAGTATGCGGAGATATTTTCTGTAGTGAGCGCCGTAATTCTTTCTAAGATAAGAACCTGTCCAGTGATGTGTCACAAGGCCTATATGAAGTGACCTCATAAAGTCAAATTTTTTACAATTCATTACTTAACACCTCTACAAGCTGGTTAACTGATAGGTTCTTTAAATCTTCAGAAGTAAACCTAATCAGTAAGCTTTTATCTATACTCCTACCTATCTTTATAGACTTAGACGAAGCATCCTTGTCAAGGACCAAATAGCAAGCATCGTATTTGTTCAGAGACTTTTTAAGACAGCTACTTACGCGAGTTCCCAGCAAAGCAACGCCTACTAAGCCGTCTACTCTGCTTACAGAACAGGCTGATGGTGTATCCTCTACAAGCACGGCTGTTGATCCATTTCCTACGTGTATGCCCTCTTCCAGCACTCCGTAAGAAAGCCACTTAGGTCCATACTTCTTTAGTGATCTACCTACAGCGCCTGTGTCTGTGCAGAATAGTACTCTATCCTCTGCGGGTGCATAGCGAACATCTATGTATCCAGCTTCGTAAGCCTCTAGGCTATTGTTCTGATCTAGATAGTCGAGTGCTGGCTGGTGATTACGGGCTGGAGTAGTGATCGAAGGAATAGGCTTCGGCTCTCTAGTCTTTTGCTGTACAGCATCTGCTAGATAATTCTTAGCTGCCTGTAGACTTCTCTTGCCTTGGTATATGCCTTTGCCATTACAGCTTGCTCTAAAGCAATACCACTTCAGTTGGCCGTCTACTTTAGAAACAGACAGCTTCTTTAAGCCACCACAGAAAGGACACTGGATTACTTTAGTGTCTCCTTCCCGTATAGGGATAGCCTTTATGACTTCTAGTTGTTCGAGGTAGGTCATTGGTCACTCTTAGTCATTGGTTGGTAGTTGGTTTGGTATTCTGCCTCTCCAAAGAGACAGCGTCAGCTTATACAGTTATTCGAATCTGTCAACACTTAATTAGGCGCATATAAAAACAATTAGTGTTAACAGGCATTTTGTAGGTATCCCGAATTATCCAATGAAATCAATGGGTACGGTTAATCAATTGGTCGTAGGTTCGATCCCTACCGCCGGAGCCAAATTACTGATATTAAACAATAAAATGCCTCTGACATGGGTAAAGTGGCATGGCAGATTACAGAGTGGCAGTCTGCCATTTTTGCCACTGTGATCAGTATCCGTCCAGTGATTCCAAACGAATGTAGAAGTCAGAGCCGTTGATATAACTCATTTCCTGTTCAGCCACCGACTTATGGATAGTCTTGTGAGCCAGTAGCTGGTGGGTACGTGAGCAGTAGTAACATAGCTTAATCATTACACATCCTGACCAGTGACATCTGAGATAGATATATAATCAGAGGCATGACCTAAGAAATCTCTCTGGCTCATGTCACTCAATATCTCCCTATCCTTTTCTGCCTGTTTAGCATACGCCGCAGCTTCTTTAATTGTGCCGCGAACTGCGAGTACATAATGCAAGTACGTTATTGCGTACTGCTTTTTATCTGTCTTTTTCATCACCACCCCCTAAGCATGGCAGAAGGATCGTCTGCTTACAGTAGCGCGGGAACTCGTCATAAGTCATAGCAATCAGTATCGGTAGCCCAGCTATGAGAAATGCGACTACGGCAGACGCCTTGATTGCGCCGTTGATGTTACCTGTATTCTTCACGCCGCCTTCTCCTTAGCTCGCTGCCTCTCATCGTCGCTCATTGGACGTATGTACGGGTAAGCCTCTCCCATCAGCGCAGCCCAGCTAACTGGGAACAGCCCTCGCATTATGTCGCTGATTTGATTGGCTACTACACGGCTCTCATACTGCGTGTCAGAGGCACACCGTAGGCTGCACATCTTACTGATGGCTTTTAGACTACCACTCCATATCCAAGACGATAACATAGACTGCGGCAGAACCATGCGAGCCATCTCTGGAGCTACACCTACTTCCAGTAGCGTCCGGTAACTGAGCATAGCACCATCATAGGAATCCTCTATGATATCGTCGGAGATAGTGATGTGGCCCTCGCTGCCCTGCTTAGAGTTACCCTTTCGAGGACGGCCTCTCCATTCATTCGGCCAGTAGAACTCAGGCTCACTGTCCACGTAACGGCGGCTTATCTCATTCCAAGGCATGTACTCGCTCTTCTTGAGTTGAGCCATAGAGAACAACGGTGCGGTACACCTGAAAGTGACGAAGGCATGGTTAAATGGTGAGTAGTGCTTATGATCAGCCAGATACCGGATGAGCTTCTTATCTCTGTCGTGTAACTCAGGCACTATAGGGCCACTCTCTTTACCAGAGTATCCCAGAGCCTCACTCTTAGAGTCATAGCTCACTCTAGCCGCATCTACGACTGAGAGATCATCACCTGAGTGCCGTACATACTGAACAGTAATTTGTTCGTGATCCATTTATAATAGTCCTCGTTTTATATTAGCGTTGGTAGATTCAATCTCGCCCTCTACTGCGTATACAACCAGCATCTGAGGGTTCTTGTGGCCTGATAGAGCCATTAGCTCTCTGTCTGAGCAGCCAGACTGACTGGCATGGGTTATCCCAGTTCGTCGTAAGTCAGCTAACCAGATGGTAGAATACATCTGACTGCCATCTTTATTGAACTGACCGTGTATAGGCACTTCAGGTAGCCCGTAACCGTCAGCCAGCTTACGAAAGAACTTATTACAGCGATCCTGCGTGTATGGACGCCCAGTATTTTCGTATGCGAAGATGTAATCGTCTGAGTTACGGTGCTGATGTAGATGTAACCTGTCCTGAACGGCGTTGGTTACCTTTATGGACATCTGCTTGCCGGTCTTTTGCTGGATGAAATTCGACACCCCAGTACGCCCATCTATGTTAGACCACTTCATAGTGCGTACATCCACCGGACGCTGGCAGAACTCATAACACATGACGATCATAGTACCCATGCTTGGATAGCCCTGCTCATCACAGTACTTCACCATTCCCTTGATCTGATCGACGGTCCACATAACCTGCCTGTCCGGTAGCTTGGGTATCCTGACTAAGGAGAACGGGTTAGATTTAACTTTCCCCGCACGTAAACCCTCGTTCCAGACCAGCTTCAGCACCTTGAATGTGTGGTTTGCTTTGTGTGTAGATACGTCAGACTGTATGTGTAGCCACAATCTTTGTGCGTATTCGTAGTCAACCTGTGACACAAACATCTTGCTAAACTGTTTGCCGCCTATGTGTACACGCAGCACATGACTGAGATGACCATCGTAGGACCGCTTGGTAGAAGCGGCCTTGATGTTTGTATAAGCCATGCTGTCTTTGTAGTAGTCCACCAGCGCAGCGACAGAGCGGCTGTCTGCCCTGACCTCTACCTCTTCACCGGCTTTGTGAGCCTCGAACAGACGCTTGATTTCATAGCCACGGGCATTGGCATCTCTTATACAGGTGTAGTTCTCCCGTGGTTTAACATTCAGATGCGGAAAAGCCTCTAGAACTTCAGCGGTAGGCCTGATGTCGTACACCCAACCATTACCTACCTCTCGCGGCCGCACGTAAGGAGCTTTAGCCATTAGACTTCTCCTTTCTGTAGTCTTGCCAAATAAGACTGTAGGAGATGCCATGATACTGGCAGTAACCGATAGCAGCGTACATAGTCTTTGCATCCGTACTGTCATCTATCTCTGCGTAGACACCGTCTTCCCGCATTTCTAACGTGAACCAGTAATTCTCATCGTCGTGCCAGTGCAGCGCCGTAGCTTCATTGGTGGTGCTACAGTGCATTTGACCAATAACCTCAGTCAAACCACCAATAGACCATATAAACTTGCTGAATACTTCTTCTTTAGCCATTATCCAAAATCCCCCGACTCTATTTTATCGAGGATAGTATTCACCCGACGAACATTACCTATGACCGCATGACGGCAGCGAGGGTTATGGGCAAAGAACTTCTCAGCCCGTGTTGATTGTTTAAACTGTCCTCGCCAATTAGGTTCGAGGGAGATACCTATCTGCGGGTCTGTTGGAAGAATTGACTTGTAATTACCGCGCCCCTTACGCTCCTTAAAATCATCCTTCTTAGCAACAAACTTCTTCTTGCGGATGATGCGTAGAGCGCGTTCTTCTTGGGCAGTGATTTGTAGGCGCTTGTTATATAGTAGAATGGTTTTCATTGAGCCATCTCCTTCTGTATCTTGAGACCTTTGATAAGCATCTCCTCTGCGTCCTTCTTCTGTCCGTGCTGTAGGCGCTCTAAGGCCCAAGACACCCAGCTAGTTGCGTGTGGTGCTAGTTGATCAGGGTTTGGCTCTGGCTTGTGACCGAGAGCCTCGAAAGAACCCACTGCGTTATCATTCAGGAAGGCAAGCAGATTGGGCTTATCTACCGGAACCTCGACTAGGCGCATGTCATTCTTAAAACGCTTGCGAGCATCAGCCTGAGTGCCTGACCAGTGGCCTTGGTTGTTGGTATAGAGCTTCATGCCGCACACCTCTCAGTAGTTTGTTCATACCGCTGGATGTTTAGGTTCCACACTTCCAACATGCCGGTCATGTCTGAAGTTAGCTCTTCCAACCGTGGAGATGAGAGACCGGCAAATAGAACCTTCTCACCGTCACGTACAAATTCTACTTTCGTTCCAGTAGTCCATTTTCCTATGAAATGTTTGTTAAGGTTCCAGCGGTTAAATGGATCAATTGAGCTTAGGCAGCGGTATCCAATATACTTTTTACCATTCATACTGACTTCCTCTTGAAGTTTTAGGAGGTCACCATGATAGTTTAAATAGACTACCTTTTTCTTATCCATCTGATTGTAACGAATAATTGCTTTTATGTACTCAAAGTCTAGGGTGCTTCCACATCCACTCATGCCGCCTCTCCTTCGATCAGACCTAGCTCCAGTTGGTAGTTGGAAGGGTCAGAGGCTGGGCTGAAGGTTACAGTATCACCGGCCTTTGCAAACAGCTTTAAACTGCCGATAGATAGCAGCCTATCACCGCGAGGTCTTAGATACAGGCGTACCGGAACAGGTAAGCTATCGGCGTGTGTCCATACACCTGTAAAAATAGCCTTCCTGCTTGGCAGGGTAGATATGTGATCGTAGTCGTGTGGCAGATACTCTTTGGCAAATGCCACCACTGACTTGTTCGCATCGATAATGGACTTATTCAGCATACGCTGAGTTATTTTAATACTAGCTTGCATTCGACATCTCCTCGCCACAGTTGTTGACGATGGCCTTGTATATAGCCAACTCAGTGCGGTTAAGGCCGCAGAGTGCTGTGGGATACTTCCGCACGTAGTTTAGCAGCCGCCAAGCCTTAACCAGCGTGTGACTCTCCAAGTAGTCGTTCATTAAGTGATGTATTGCAGTAGCTTTCATTTGATTGGTCCTTATTCGTTGGTTGAATTGACAGTCTACAACAGCGGTTAACAGGTTGTCAATCAAATAAGTTAACAGTTCGATTAAGAAAATTACTTGCGCGACCAAATCATTATACACCTATAAAAATAAAGATACTCAGCCGTATAAGCGGATAGATTACTCACAAGGCCTTCTGGCGCTCCGGTCAGGGAAAGGAAAAAAAATAAAAATCATTTTTTAAAATCGTTTGTTGACCAATTAGTCAGGTTATTAATTATTAATTTAACTATTGTAATTGTTAACGGGTTTCCTGTAGACTTCGGCACAGACGCTAGATTTGCGTCTATCAACCAACAAACGAAAAGGACCAATAAAATGACAATGATAGCAAATTACCCAAGCAAAAAAGCTTGCAAAGAAAACGTAGGCAAACCGCTGTCTTATATAGAGACCAGCCTATTTGGCCCTCAGTATCGAGGCGATGGCGAACTGACTGTAGCAAACCGCCCACATATCACCGGAAAAGGCAGAGAATGGTTTGGCATTATCACAATGGAGAACCACCTAATAAAGGCGGTGCGCTAATCAAATACTTTTTCGCCTTGTATGGGTTTTTATCGTGCTGGCTCGACGTTTTGAGCATTATTTTTAACTGACAGCAAAAAAGGTTCAACAATGTCAAACGACTTAAGGGAAATGCCCGACGATTTATTCTTCGGTGAAATAGAAAGCATAAACGTCTGGCTGAACGAGCAGACACAAAATGAAAATGAAAAGGACCAATCAAATGCAGAAACGTAATCGTAGCGCCATCAAATTAAAATCAGCCAAATCCTACGCAAACGAAAAGCGCCTTGACCATGCGCTGCGCGGTTATCGGCTCGATCAATGCAATTATATCGTTGTCGAGCGTAATGACCGCATCGTGCCGATTTTCGAGGGCCGGTCTATGAAGCAGTGGCAAATTGCAGAGGCGCAAGAACGCCTGTTTATGGTTGCATAGTGAAACAGGCCTATGGGCCTGTAGTAGGGAAGTGATGTTTCCTGCCTGACGATCAGTCAGCAACCAACGAAAAAAGGACCAAATAAATGACAGATCAAGTAATCCTCGAAAAGAATATTCCGCTGCCTGAAACCATTTTAGGCAAATGGGTAAACCTGACCAAGCCAATGGCCGTAGGTGACAGCCTCAAGGTTCCCAACGCAAATGTGAGCAGCATCATAAACGCGATGAAATCACACGGGTTCAAGGCCACTTGCCGCAAGATCGATGATGATAGCTCGCGCCTCTGGCGTGCTGCTTAATTAAAAAACCGGCGGCTCCAATCTCTGGGGCTGCCAAGCCAACGAACAAACCAACCAATCAATGAAAGAGAGAAATATGTTAGATTTTCAAAACTTCAGCCAAGACCTCGAACTGCCAACTGATCTGGATTTCGATCCGGTGTTCGAAGCAAGCCGACAGGACCGGCACAAATTTGTGATCGATGGAAACACCGGCAAGGTGCTGGGGCATGTGGGAGACACGTTCTCATGCGCCAGCCACCGCAGTTTCTTCGAGGGTGTATGGCAACAGGTGACCGAGAACATGGACCCAGCCGACACTGAGGGCGCGCAGCTTAGATTTCAGTCTGGCAGAAATGGTGCTTTTGGAATGATGGATATCCAGTTTCCATCTATCGCAACACAGATTGAAACCGACGAACACCAGACAACCATCAAGCAGCGCATCATTGCCTTGCACTCTATCGACGGCGGCTCTGGATCGAACACCACCCTATTCGGCGCGATAGATGCATTCTGTTTAAATGGGATGGTATCGGGAGAACACTCGAAGGTGCGCCGCAGAAATAGCAGCCAGTTCTCAATGGAAGGTTTTATCAAGCAGCTTCGGACAGCGAAGAATGATTTTTATGCTGACAGCGCACGGCTGAAAGTATTTGCCCAAACCAGCCTGACCGATGGCACGGTGAAGGCGCTGCTCAATTCGATGATGGCTCCAAAGCCCAACCCCGACAGCAAGCGGCAAGTCGAAAACAAAGCAGACAAAATGTTTTCGCTGTATAAATCAGAGGCCGCAATCAGAGGTAAAAACAAATTCGCTCTGGTATCTGCTTGGACCAATTATGCCACTTATGCGGATGATCGAAACGGGTTTGCATTGCGCCAGACTGATGCCGCTAATCAAAACCGCGCAGCCAATATGATGCAGCGTGAATTAGAGGTTAATAAGTGGATTTCAGATAACCGTTTTCTGGAGGCAGCATAATGGGAAAAAGCTTCAAACATAAGCCATCTGATTTTATGACCGGCCAGTTTTCATATGCAGCCACCACCCCTACCCGCAGCCGTCGAACTGAACGCCGCCGGTTGCTGGCTCTGCAAAGAAAAGCAGCCAAGCTAAACCGATCAATAGACCGGCTGGAAAAAGCCACCGGCTGACCAGTAAATTCTCCCCTGAACTGGCCCTGTCTTCGGATGGGGCTTTTTTTTGGCAAAATTACCCCGAAAAAACCGAAAATCGCCGGTGAGTGGGGTCTAGCCGATTTCATGACCTCTAAGTAGCAGAACCTGTTAACTCACTCAGTGGCCGTTATATGCGCTCTATTGGCCTGTTAACTTATCGCGGTCTGTTAACAGTTTATTGTGGACATAATTAATATTTGCATGTTAACAGGGGTCACGGGCATCTGTGCCTGATCGAAACCAACCAACCAAAAAGGACCAAATAAATGACAGATAAAATTGAAACAAAAATAGCAAAAAACCAAAATGGTTTTGACTGGGATATCCAAGTGAAAAACGCAAAGGGTAAGTGGATCACTGAAGGGCATTTTCGGGATTGTGAATTTGGACGTTTTACTTTCGACAGCAAAAACGAAGCGCTCACAAAAGCATACTTTGACCGTGCTTTGAATGATCAGGAATACGACTGCTCAAGTGGTCATTATATGTTGGAAGTATTCAGTGCTGCTTTTGCGGAGGTGAGCCAATGACCAATCAACCAAACCTGAACCTGCTCAATGAAATGGCGGCAGATATTATGACGCTAGAAAACGGGATGCAGGCAGTCGCGCTGCGCTCTGTTAAAGAGGGTGAATATTTCAGACGCAAGCCAAACGCCAAAGGCGAATTTGTCAGAAATCACTACAACCCAAAATCAAAGTATGGGATGCCAGCCTTTGCCAATTTCTCATGCAGTTCGGCTGATGATGTGTGCAAGGAGATATTCCTGAAGCCTGACACCATCGTTTATGTGGAGGTGTGATCATGTACGGCATTAAAGGACCGCGCATTACCAGAGCAAACACCGAAAAAGCTTTCGAGGCGTTCATGGAAGCGGTGAAGTTTGACTTCATGTTCATGGGTGAAAAGGACGGCGTCTATTACTTCAAGCACGCCGAAACCCGCTACACCATCCAAATCCCAAAGCAGGAGGGCTGATCTATGAAAACCATTCAAAAGCATGTCGGACCGGATCATAAGATTTCCATCCATGAAAGCGCCGCCGGTAATTGGGAGCTTGCCCTAATTAGCTCTGACCCAAAGAACACATTCTTTGTGCCGCCTCTGCATTGGGCTTTTGCAGAAAACGGCTGGAAGCTGCTCTACCTCGAAAGTCAGGTAGATGAGCATTCCGACATCATATTCTGCGTCAGATATGACCAATTGCCCAAACTGTTTGAGGCAGCACGGCGCTACGCTTTAGCCAACAAACGCCCAGTCGTGGATGTGACACCGGAGCAGCGTGACCAGCCGATCACTGTGTCGAGAGTTCGAGCGTGATCGATCCAATCAAAACAATGCGGTGGCTCAATCGAGCCGCTGCTTCACTGGTTGTGATCTTGTTTGCAATCAATCTTATCAATTTAATCTGGGGTATATCCTGATGGAAAAACTATTCTTAGAAACCACCACCGGCACGCAGTCTGCTCAGTGGTCAGCCCATGTTCAATTCGCTGAAGTGCAAGAGCCAATCGACATCGAGCGTGATGTAGAAATCGACAGCATTGTGCTGGATGAAATCGGCCACCTGCCAAACGCAGCCGCTTGGATATGGTGCAGCAAAAGATGGTGATGGCAGCGCAAAACCGCCCCGCAGCCGTCAGGTGGCATCACTTGAAGCTGTCTGATTTGGCTATTGGAGACACGCAATTTATAATAAACGAGGCTATCGCTAATACGCCTGACGCTGAACTGGTCAGAGCATATGCAGCAACCAACCGGCTGATCGCTTACATCACAAGAGACAGTCAGAAGGACACAAAAGAATTGGACCATTACTATGTCAAAAGAAACCTGATGGAATGCGCCTTGATCGTCAGGCTTCGAGGCGCTGGTAAGTAGATCAGCCCAAACAAACAAACCAGAACAACCGGCTTTCGAGCCGGTTTTTTTGTGTCCGAAGACCAGAATGTAGTATGCTCTCAGAGGCGCTGTAAGCCTCACACAGTAGCCAAACAGTTAGATGGCATAATTATACCCAAAACAATTACCCCTATTCAGTGGCGCTTATATCGAGCGTGAGGGCTATATAGATTTGGGGGTTAACACCCTGCCACAGGCCCAGAGAACGCCGCACAGAGCCGAAAGCAAGTGGCAGCATATCATGGGGTCATGGGCTGATGTCGGCTGCTCAGGCTGGCGGTTCGAGCCGGTGACTGAGGGATGGCAGGAAGAGGGCTGAGGATGCACCAGCACAACCCGCGCTCGCAGCATATGCACCCGTCATGCACTGGCTGCTGGCTGGCTGCTCAGAAAAAACCGGCTGGAAAGCAGTATTTTTTTGGCCGTTTGCACAATCTGCCATTATTTTTATGAGCGATTTATTCCAAGCGCATGATTTTATTACACAAATCACTATCAGCCTATGAACTATTCAGTCACCGGTTTATATTTTATTTAATAAAATCAATGACTTAATAAAATGACTCTAGATCGACGGCCAGCGCAGCCGACCCTGCATGTGCCACCCCCCCCGGTACTGGGTCCGTATACAACTCCCACCTATTTTTAGAAAATAGCAACTGTAAATCGCCCCCAGCCGATTACTCCAGCAAATAATCTGTCAACGTACTACTTCAGTAGTTAGCAAATTAGCAAAGGCACTTGTAAAGTGTTGCTAAGTAGTATATACTAAGCGGCATATTTTATTTATTTATTTGGATTACCTATGGCTAATGATAAAGACTTTGGAGAAGACGGCGTCCTGTTTGCTGACGGGCTACCGTTTTTCTTAGACCACGACTTGCAAGTACCAGACTCAGGGATGTTGTACCTTCAGACTACTTTGGAAGTTGGTGAGGATGAGAAGGTTACTATCCAGAAACCATTTTGGGAGATTACTCAGTTTGTCTTGGACAATGCGGAGTCTGAGTATGGGGAGTTATACGACATAGCCTCTGAACTCACTAAGGAAGCTACTAAGCTAAGGGAATTAGCTCAGACGATAGAAGGAAGCGACGAAGTAGTTGCTGATCTTTTTGACGCTGACTATGACCCAACAGCCTAACCTATTTGGCTGGAAAGACGCTACTTCAGACGAAGTCTACTCTGGGGATACTAAGCGTTGTTCTGGCTGCAGACAGGTACTGCCAATAGACAGGTTTGGTTTCAACAAGTCTAAGAGCTTGGGCCGAGCCTGTACCTGCAAGAAATGTCTTAAAGTACACAACGCCAAGATGCGTGAGTTACACGACAGACATAAACTACCGGAAGAACATTCCTGCCCTATCTGCCAGAAGACTGCAGACCAATTATATTCACCCGGTATGGGAAACAAGACACCGTTCAGGTTAGACCATGACCACATCACAGGTAACTTTAGAGGGTTTCTCTGTGACTCCTGCAATACAGGCTTGGGTAAATTTAGAGATGACCCAGACTTGATGCAAAGAGCTATCGATTACCTGAAAGCATAGCGGGTATTCCACTTATCTATCTACTACCTAGTTGGCGTAGTTGGTATAATGATACCACATACAGCTAAGGAGATAGATATGTTTGGAAAGATGTTTGCAGTGATGGTCCACACCTTTGTAGGTGACGCAGCCATCGTCAAGAAGATGCAGGACATGCAGCAACGGCGGGTAGACTACTGGCAGTTGAAGAACCTGTCAGACAGTCAGTTGAAAGATATGGGGATCAGTCGGGGAGAAATCTACCACAAGGTCTACGGCGGGTAGATTACTTAGAGTAAACTACTACCCCAACCATTACTAGGAAGAGTAGGCTATCTATATAGTAAACCGCTCAACCGACAATTCATTATACAAATTAATCAGCTAGTTGTCAATAAAAATACTTAACAGGCTGATTAATTAATCCCTTGACCAAGGGCTATATAAAATGTTACAATGAAGGGGTTAGTTAAATTATGACATTTAATCTGTACTATATTCGTGCAGCCATCCAAGAACGAACAGGCCAAGTCCTGAAGTTCGATCACATCAGAAGACTACTACTGGAAGAAGGCCTGATCTCTGAGAAGGAGTTGAAGGATAATCCCTTAGCTCAAGAGTTCGACGGCTACGGGAGATACTTCGCAACAGAAGACTGTTCAGTAGAAGTTCCCATTGATCCAAAAAGATTCATACCAGAGTTATTAGAAGAGGAGTTTGATGATGAAAGATAAGAAGTGTGGGGCAGACGTACCTCCAGCAAAGAACCGTACCATGCCTAAGCTTGCTATGGGCGGTATGGCTATGAAGAAGAAGCCAGCTATGAGCTACGGCGGCATGGCTATGAAGAAAAAGAAGAAGTAATGTTTATCGGTGCGTTACTGGTATGTTCGTCTATGACAGACGTTAAGACCTGTGACGTTAAGATGAATACTAAAAACCTGTACGAGACTAAGCGAGAATGCGTACAGGAAATGCAGGGCATAGCTAAGTACGTTTTTAGTATGCTTGAGCTAAACGCCAAGCCGTACTGCTTTCCGATAGGACAAAATCACATCTAGTTATTTCTTCGGGGGGAGAGATGATAGCAGAGACACTGGCGGTTATAGGAGCCGCCAATGCCGCTATCGGTCAGGTTAAGACACTGATCGGGCATGGACAAGATATATCTGCTATGGGGCGGCAGCTAGGAGCAATCTTAACTGCGGAAGAGACTCTAAAGGCGCAGGGTGACCGCAAGAAGAGAAGCTTATTCTCTGCGGCTCTAGGTAAAGACGAGAACTCTTTTGAGGAGTTTCTACACCTAGACAAGCTCAAGCAAGCCCGTAAGGAGATTGAGTCTCACATGCGCCTGTACGGGCGTCCGGGTCTCTACGATGACTGGGTAAAGTTTCAGGCTCAGGAGCGGGTGCGTAAGCGGGAAGAGGCTGAGGAGCAAGCCAAAGCCAGAGCCTTTCTAGTAAACATATTCCAGTGGTGCATTGTGGTTCTAATTGTAGGCGCTGGGTGTGCAGGTTTAATTTGGTGGGCTTGGACTTTCAGTGGCCGGTGAAACTCTCATAAGCCACTTCCCGCTGCCTAGTATGCCCTTCCAGACGCACGTTAATGTGATCTTTGAAAGTGGACGCGGTGAGCAGGTAGAGAAGAAAGCCCAAGCTGGTGAAGCTGGCTCAGTGCAGCCGATAGACGAGCATACACCCGTAGAGAACCTGAAGTTAGTCGATCAGCGGTATGCGTATAATCCTGACCCCAATAAGCTGAGAATGCCTGACGGTCAGATAGTAGATTTTGTGGTGGCGTAAATGGCAAAGACTAAAGCAGAGAAGATAGCAGCCGGTAAGAAGCGGCATGGTTTCACGGCGGTAAATAAGCCGCGCAGAGGTGGCCCTAAGAAGTTCGAGGTGCTGGCTGTAGAGGGTGACACGGTTAAGTACATCACCTTTGGCGACCCGAATATGGAAATCCGTAAGGACAATCCCAAGGCGCGTAAATCATTCAGAGCTAGGCACAAGTGTGACACAGCCAAGAGTAAACTAACCGCCAGATACTGGTCATGTAAGAAGTGGTAATAAAATGTCCTTAGTTAAGAATATGAATGCTCGCAAGAAGGCTGGCACAAGCCGTTCTAAGTCAAAGAGTACTATCAGCGATAAGACCTACAAAGACCTTCAGGCAGGTAAGATGGCTAAGGGCGGTCTTGCTAAAAAAGCTAAAAGAAAATGACTGATGAACGCCTCACTAGAATTGAGGACAAATTGGATAAACTCTCAAACGCAGTCGTAACTCTCGCCAGAATGGAAGAGCGTATGATTACTGTGTTTAAGCGTATGGATAATATCGACGATCAGCAAAAGGCCATGTGGGATCGTATTGTGAAACTGGATCAGCTTACTGCGTCCAGAGGCCACAAGCTGCAATTCTTTGAGCGCATTTGGTGGATCGTCTTCACGGCATCTATCGGCGCTTGCTTCGTATACATGAGGACTATCGGATGAAGACTGAGAAGGAATACACCGAAAAGCAGTTGAAGTTCCTAGATGCACTGATGTCTGAGGAGTGTAAGGGTAATATCAAGAAGGCTATGAAGGTAGCTGGGTATGCAGACAATACCCATAGCTGCGTAGTTGTATCTGCCCTAAAGAATGAAATTAACGAGAGAGCTTCTATGGTCATGGCTATGAACTCCACTAAGGCAGCGTGGAGCATGGTTGATGTACTAGACGATCCGGGGGCTATGGGCGCACGTAACTCTATTGCAGCCGCCTCTCAGCTACTGGACCGCACCGGACTGATTAAGAAAGAGCAGCTAGAAGTTAAGAACACGGGCGGGGCGATGTTTATTCTGCCACCGAAGAGCGACGATTGAGTATCTGGTTAGATAAGCCAAGACCTAACAAGACAGCTAAAATACCCTACGCCTACAAGGAGTCAGAACATGATCCCTTAATCGTAGTAGCTGACATGGAGAAGGCCGCTCTAGTCGAAGAGGCTATGGACTACTTGGAAGAGGGTCACTCCAGCCGTAAGGCCGCTGAGTGGTTAACGTCCAAGACCGGAGATAAGATATCTCATCAAGGTCTGATACACATCTGGAAGGCTCACAGAGGACCAAAGAGTGACAACCCATCCACGCGACTGAAGCAGCTTGCCAAGGATAACCGCAAGCGTAAGCCGAAGACTAAGGAAGAGAAGACCCTAGCAACTGCCAAGCGCAAGCAGTCGGACGCCAAACGCAGACTGACAATGGCTAAGAAGCAGTTAGCAGAGTTACAGCCTAACGAGGAGTTGGACACTGCCAATCTAGACTTCTCTGTGATTGAGAGCGAGAAGCAGAAGCAGGAAGTGGTCTTCGCACCTAACGAGGGTCCACAGACAGAGTTTCTAGCGGCCTCGGAGCGTGAAGTACTCTACGGCGGTGCAGCCGGTGGCGGTAAGTCGTTTGGCTTACTAGCAGACCCGATGCGATACTTCAGCAACCCTAACTTCAACGGCTTAATACTTCGTAGAACCAATGACGAGCTTAGGGAACTTATATGGAAATCTCAGGAGTTATACCCCCGTGCATTCCAAGGAGCTAAGTGGGCTGAAAAGAAGTCACAGTGGACGTTCCCTAGCGGAGCCAAGCTCTGGCTGACGTACTTAGAGAGAGACCAAGACGTTCTACGCTATCAGGGTCAGGCCTTCAGTTACGTGGCCTTCGATGAGCTAACTCAGTACCCTACTCCTTTCGCGTGGAATTACATGCGCTCAAGGCTTAGAACTACAGACCCTACTCTGCCTATCTACATGAGGGCGACTACCAATCCGGGCGGTAGTGGACATGGCTGGGTAAAGCGTACCTTCATTGACCCTGCACCAGCCAACTCAAAGTTCGTTGCTAAGGACATAGAGACCGGCGAGGACATGGTCTACCCAGACAGCCACGAGAAGGCTGGAGAGCCGCTGTTCTATCGTCGGTTTATACCGGCAAGCCTCAAGGATAACCCCTACCTGATGGACGGCGGTCAGTACGAGGCTAACCTGCTATCTCTTCCTGAGATGCAGCGGCGGCAATTACTAGAAGGAGACTGGGCAGTTGCAGACGGAGCGGCATTCTCAGAGTTCAGATCAAAGGTTCACGTTATTGAGCCGTATGAAATACCAACTGATTGGCGTAGGTTTCGGTCCTGCGACTACGGATATAGTTCTTATAGCGCTGTTCATTGGTTCGCTATTGACCCAAGCTATAATACATTAGTCTGCTACAGGGAATTATACCTGAGTAAGCATACCGGAAGAGACTTGGCTAGGGCTGTACTGGAAGCTGAAGGCTCTGATCGCGTAGACTACGGAGTTCTAGACTCCAGTTGCTGGCATCAGCGGGGCCAACTAGGGCCATCTATAGCTGAAGAGATGATTTCACAGGGTACACGTTGGCGTCCTAGCGACAGAACCAACGGCGCAAGAGTAGCTGGCAAGAACAGGCTGCACGAAGTCCTTAAAGTAGACGAGGACACAGGCCTTCCGGGGATACAATTCTTCAATACGTGCCGACAAATCATTGCCGACCTGCCCGTCATACCGGCAGACCCTAGAGGATCAGACGATATAGACCCTCGCTACGCCTCAGATCACGCATACGACAGCGTCAGGTACGCAGTTATGAGCAGACCAAAGGCATTCTCACCCTTTGATATGGGCCACGGCGTTCCGCAACAAGTCTGGCGACCCGCAGACGCAACATTTGGATACTGAATATGGCATTAATGGACAAACCGCTACCAGAAGACGTTACAGATACTGACATTGCAGTACCTCTTGCCGAAGACGGTGACGTTGTAGAGGAAAATATCAACTATTCTGGGGCAGTGGCCTTTGTTAATAGCCAGTATACCCGCTCAAAAGACGCCAGATATGCTGACGAAGAGCGTTGGCTGGATTCTTATCGTAATTATCGTGGCCTATACTCCTCAGAAGTACAATTTACGGAGACTGAGAAGTCTAAGGCCTTCATTAAGGTAACTAAGACTAAAGTTTTGGCTGCTTATGCCCAAGTAGTAGACGTATTATTTGCAGGATCGAAGTTTCCTATTGGTATTGAGGCCAGACAGTTCCCCAGTAACGTAGCTGGAGAGGTTTCCTACAATCCAAACGCCCTAACAGACGAAAAAGTTAAGGAAAAGGTAGACGTAGACTACCAAGTACCTGTCTCAATCGCTCGACCCGACATAGCCAAGGATTTAGGACTCTACAAAGAGCGGCTGGAGCCAATAAAAGACGATTTAGAAATAGGAGCTAACTCAACTCCGGGTTCTATTACCTTTGAGCCAGCTAAACGTGCCGCTCAGAAGATGGAAAAGCTTATGCACGATCAGTTGGATGAGACTGACGCCCCTAAGCACCTTCGATCAGTGGCATTTGAGTGTACTCTCTTTGGAACCGGCGTATTTAAAGGTCCATTTGCTATGGACAAGGAATATCCCCGCTGGGATGAGGAAGGTAACTACGATCCGCTGTTTGAAACAATCCCAAAGATGGAATACGTCAGCATTTGGGATTTCTACCCTGACCCAGACGCCCGTAATATGTCTGAGGCTGAATTTACTATACAGAGACACCGCCTGAACCGCACTCAGATGCGTTCTCTCAAGAAACGTCCTCACTTCCGCGAAGAGAGCATCGAATTAGCGGTAGAGTATGGCGCAGACTACCAGCGAGAGTACTGGGAAGACGCACTAGAAGACGATTCAGTATCATCTTCTATGGAACGCTACGAAGTACTCGAATATTGGGGCATATTAGACGCAGAATTGGCTGAAGAAGCTGATATTGATATCCCCAAGGAATTAAAGGATCAGGACGAAATACAGGTCAATATATGGGTCTGTAACGGACAAATACTGCGTCTAGTACTCAATCCGTTTACTCCTACCCGTATACCATACTTATCCGTACCCTATGAGCTAAATCCATACAGCTTCTTTGGAATCGGCGTAGCTGAGAACATGACAGACACGCAACTGCTTATGAACGGCTTTATGCGTATGGCCGTAGATAACGGCGCTCTATCAGGAAACTTACTTATAGAGGTAGATGAGACTAACTTAGTACCCGGACAGGATATGTCTGTGTATCCGGGAAAAGTGTTCCGCAGACAAGCTGGAGCGCCCGGACAGGCCATCTTCGGTACTAAGTTCCCTAACGTATCTCAAGAGCTTCTAATGATGTTCGACAAGAGCCGACAGCTTGCGGATGAGGCCACCGGTATACCTAGCTACTCACATGGCTCTGGAGCCGTTGGTGGAGTAGGACGTACAGCGTCTGGCATGTCTATGCTGATGGGCGCTGCTGCACAGAACATCAAGGCAGTGGTCAGGAATATTGATGACTACTTGCTGTCTCCTCTAGGTAAGAGCCTATTCGCATTCAACATGCAGTTTAACTTCGACAAGGAGTTTATCGGAGACCTCGACGTTAAGGCGCGAGGTACTGAGAGCCTAATGCGGAATGAGGTACGCAGTCAGCGACTACTACAGTTCATGCAGATGACTGCTAATCCATCCATGCAGCCGTTTGTTAAGTATGACTACATCTTACGTGAGCTTGCGTCCTCTATGGACTTGGATGAGGACAAGATACTCAACGATCCGCGTGAGGCCGCTATACAACAGAAGATGATGTCTGAAATTCAGGCACTTATGCCTCAACCTCCGGTTCCCCCGCAAGGAGCCGCACCCGAAGGTGGACCACCCTCACCCAATGACCCCACAGGCAACGGCGGTGGTAACATAGCCGCAGGAGCAGCCCCAGAGCCTGACGCAGCCGGTTTCACAGGCGGTGGTGGGGGAGCCAACGGGGGTAATGCACCGCAGCCACAGCAAGCGCCACAGGGTCCAGTACAGTGATGGATAAGCAGTTCTTCAAGGGTCTCCTACCCTTAGTCAATGACAAGGATCAGTACGCCTCTCTGAAGGACTACGCCAACGCACGTATCTGGCAATATCACAGCCTCTTGGAGACCATAAAAGATCACCACCGTGTGTTGGAAATTCAAGGTGCTATCGCTGAGTTAAAGCGGATTGAAACTCTTCGGGATGAAGTAATCAAGGGAGCCGAATAATGGGTTTATTCGAGAGCATATTTGGCGGCGATGAGAAGGTAGAAGAAGATTTAGAAAATACGGAAAGCTTTTTTAGTAAAGAAGCAGGTCAAAAAAGAACTGAGGCACTTAATAAAACTATAAATGAGAACCTAGATTATTATCTGGGTCCAACAGGTATACCAGACAAACTACGATCCGCTAACGAATTACTAAATCCTGTTGTAGGAATTTCAGACGCAGGTCAGGCTGTTGAAGAAGGTAGATACTTAGACGCTGTTACTGAAACAGCCGCCGCAGCATTGCCAGTAGCAGGAGCAATTGTTGCAAAGCCTTTAGTTAAAGGAATTGCTAGTGTCAGTGATGACGTAACCGATGCAGCTACAGCACTTAAAGAAACCATGTTAGGTGGCAGTTTTAACCCAGACCGCCGTAAATTTGTTGCAGCCGCAGCCGCATCTCCTGCGGCATTAATGCTACCTCCGATGGATGAAGTAGCAACTGCGGCATCTAAACAACTAGAAGACATTTTTTCTCCACAAGCATTAGCCAAATTATCTGATGAAGATTTTTCTCAAATGCTAAGTAACTTAGATGAGAAGATGTATGATGGTGAACTGGCTGATGAGCTTACTGAATTTTTTGATGACCCTACCAGTATGCCTGAAATTGATAATGTACTCAGGGAAGCCCAGCGCAGGGATATGTACGAAAATAGCGCGTTCAATACCTTCCTAGATTACCAGTTACCCGAAACATCTCTGACTATGGTTCCTGACGGGGGGTCTCCTTCCGCAATCAGTAAAGTTATAGATGAACCTGAAATAGAACTACCCCCAGCCTCTAACTCACAGAGAACCCAAATAGCGGGTACATTACCCACATATAAAAAAGCAGACGCCCTTCTTACCGATCTATCAGGAGAAGGCTCTACTTTGGACTATGGTGCTGGACTAGGTCTATCTCAGAGAGAACTGGGATATGATACTTTTGAGCCATTTCCCCGTGAAGGTTTTAAGCCTACGTTTAATTCCGGTGCAGATATACCAGAGGGTTCTTACAAACGTATTACCAATCTAAATGTTTTAAATGTCGTCCCAAAAGAAACACGGGATGAAATTGTTAAAGACATTGGCCGTATATTACAGCCAGACGGCACTGCCATCATAACCACTAGAGGCCGCGATGTTTTAAACGCCAAAGGTGATACAGGCCCAGAGGCAATGTCTCTTATTACTTCCGCAGGAACTTATCAAAAAGGTTTTACTCAAAGCGAACTGCGTGAATATGTACAAGAAACTTTAGGCGATAATTTTGAGGTTGTTAATAATAAGCTTGGAGCCGCTGGTGTAACTATTCGCAAGAAAAGTTCCGGTACTGTACCTGCTACAATAGCCCAGCAAACAGACTCTGCCTTTGATCTTCCCACTCTCACTACTCCTAGAGAAGGTCCACCGGAACCCTACGTCATGGACGGCGCTAAAATAGCCGCTGAGTTAGATAACACTGTTTCGGCACAAGAGGTTGCTACAGGAGTTAAAAAGCCATCAGGAGCTAAATTTAGTGGTCTTACCGCACAGCAATCTACATTGCTTCCAAATCATTATAGCGAAGGACTAAAATCTACTCAGACTATTAAGCCAGTCAAAATTAATTGGGAAGCTTTAGAAGGTAAAACTGTATTCAGTGTAGTAGGAGACCCTACCTCTGCAAATACGGTCACTAAGGTACAAGGTGATAAGCTTATTACTCCAGTTGAATCTCAGGCTGGTGTAGAGTTCATGGATAAGCAGGACTACGGCTATGCCTCTGCACAACAAGCAATGGCTTCTACTCATAATGAAATTGTAAGGGCAATGGATGAAGACGGCGCTGATCCTCTTCTCATGTACTTACAAATGGCAGAAGTCTCTGGAGATTTTGCGGATCATACAGGAATGCTCATAGGAGAGCTATTTAAGCAAGCACGTATTTCTTCAAATGCAATACCAGCCATTGATGAGCATATTAGAAAAATAGGTATGGATAAAAAAGTACCTAAGCTCGACAGCAATGGCGAAAAGATTTGGGATGCTAAAAACGAGCAGTGGAAGACTGAATCTGAACGTATTCGTCCTTTCTCCGATTTTAAATCGGTAGCCGACCCTTTGTATATGGCTAGATATATCGCAGAGCTACCTACAGGAGCTTTAAGAGCAGGTCTTATCAAAGGATTAGACAGACACGGCCTTCAACAGAAAGGTGTTCCAAATGTAGGAGATGTAAGGCTGGCCCTTATGAACCCTGATTTGTTTGGTAAAGATTGGCTCAGTGCAGGAGAGCGTCTTATTATACCTGACATGGAGAGGGGTCTCTTCCCTACTCCAGAAGGATTACACAACACTTACGACACTACTATTGGCAAAGTAGGCCAATCTATGAAGGTAGATAGTGACGGCATACCTATGAACCTTATCCTTCAAGATATGTCTGAAGCTCAAAGGGCTAGAGGATCAGGCGGTAGATTAATACCCTCTTCAGCCGACTATAAAGTAGCTGAAATGAGTCCTCGGCGGTCTCAGCAAAAGATTGATGCTAAGATAGTAGATTTAGCTATGTCCTTTGAGGAAATGTCCGAAAAGTATGGCAGGGGTGCTGCATTAAGTTTTGCACAAGATTTACTTCTTAATGAGAAAATTACTAGCGAAACTATTAAGGCCGCGAAAAAGGCTAACGCTAAACCTTGGGTTCTTTCTTTGATGGCAGGGGTAATGGCAACTCAAGCCATTATGGAAGGCGAAGATGGATTAATGTCGCCTACCGAAGAGGAAATTTTATGAGCGAACAAGCTGAATATGAGAAGTACTTAGGCGACCTCTTTGAAATGGAGCAGAAGTACTTACGGGAACGCTACCCAGAAGACTTTGAGGAGCAGGACCGGCTGGATGCCTTAGAGGACGCCAGAGATGAAGACGGCAACGTAACCTTTAGAGATGTTGCGAAGCTAGGTCTGATGGGCGTGATGCTAGGCGGTCAGAAGCTAGGCTTCAACATGGGTCCGGTCTGGGAGTCGATTAAGGGCAAGGGCTTTGCATTAGGCGGCGTAGCTACCGCCACTAAAGGAATTACCACACAAGAGGGAAAAGACATGGCAGCTAAGAAATTTCAAAGGGATGACGCCAAGGCCGACACTAATGAAGACGGCGAACTATCCACCCGCGAAAAGGAAGTGGCCGAAGCTGTACAGAAAAACGAACTTGTAGAGATGTACCACGGCGGCATGGCTTGCGGCTGCGAAGGCGATTGCGAGGGAGATTGCGGCGGCGGTATGATGATGGACGGCATCATGGGCTATGACGAAGTCTCTGGTAATCCTATTCCCATTGGCTCTCACGCAGAAAATGTGCGCGACGATATAGACGCCAAACTGAGTACAGACGAATACGTCTTACCGGCTCACGTAGTTAAGTGGCACGGGCTGAAGCACATTCAGATGATGCAGTCCGAAGCGGAGATGGGTCTGATGTCTATGCAGATGACCGGCCTAATCCAACACGCAGAAATGTCTGACGCTGAAGTAGTGGAAGACGAAGAAATCGATGAACCTGATGAGGGTATCGATATTGAGGTAGCTACCGTTCAGGTGGATGACCTCTTGGATGACGAAGAAGCCTACGAAGAAGAAGCTTCCTCAACATCTAAACTCCCCGGAATGCTGAAAAAGCAGAAGTACGCATTCGCAATTTAATCTGGATACCCGAATATTATCGGACCCATAAGGAAATATTATGCAGAAGCAAAAGTATAGTCGCACACCTGAAGCGGAAGATGAATTAACATACAGCCAAGAGATGGCACAACAGCAACCCACTAAGCAATTAGACGCTGAAGAGGAGAGCTACAAGAAACGCTATCAGGACATACAACGTCATATTCAGACGGTGCGTGATCAAAAGGATCAAGAGTTAGCCGCAGTTAAGAAGCAACTAGACGCGGCAACCCGCCAACAAATACGCTTCCCTAAGACAGATGCGGAAGTAGAGGCATGGTCTAACCGCTACCCCGATGTCGCTAAAATCGTCGATACTATTGCCCGTAAGCGAGCTAACGAAGCTCTTCAGGAAGGTGAACAGCGTCTTATTAAGGTGGAGAACTTTGAGAAGTCTCTTTACCGTAAAACCGCAGAGCAACAGCTTATGCAACTACACCCAGACTTCGCTCAAATTAGGTCTGATCCAAAGTTCCATGAGTGGGTAGCCCTACAGCCGTCTGCAATGCAGGACAGCGTATATAAGAATAATACTGACGCTACTTGGGCAGCACGTACAATTGATCTGTATAAAGCCGATACCGGCAAACGCCGCTCAAACAAGTCGGCTGCTCAGGCAGTAGGCCGCACCTCATCCTCTGCCCCAAGTACAGGCGGTAAAGCTACCTTCTCAGAGAGTATGGTACAGGCAATGAGTGACCGTGAGTATGAGGCTAACGAAGAAGCTATTAATGCTGCTATCTCCTCTGGAGCATTTGCATACGACATTTCTGGCGCTGCCCGATAAAAAAAGCCGTAGGCTTGGGTTGACAATTAAGCCACTTAACTATAGCCTACGGCTGCGCCCTTGGGGGTGCAGTAATATATTAATTAACTATTGTATTAATTAACTCAATGTGTTATAATGAAACCATTGATTTCATAGATGTAGGACACTCTTAGTAGTATACCCCGCATCTCCCTCCCAGATAATAGATACAAAGTCCACCAGTGCGTTAGACCCGCTATTAGCGACACTCTAATCAAGCTGACACTGTTGTTTAATTGTCTGATCTAGCTGCTTCTAGAATTATTTAATCATTTTATTAATCACACAATTACGTGTGCCTAGAAGTTTATTTTAAGCCATTTCATACAAGGATATTAGAGCAATGGCATTTCCAAAGGCATCAGGTTATACTAACCTCAATTCGGGTGCGTTCAGCCCAGTAATCTACTCAAAAAAGGTACAGAAGGCTCTGAGGAAGGCGTCTGTAGTAGAGTCAGTAACTAACACTGACTACGCTGGAGAAATCGCTAACTTCGGTGACTCTGTAAAGATTATTAAAGAACCAGATATCACTATCACGACATATGAGCGTGGTACGGCTCTGTCTACTCAAGACCTTACAGACGCTGATTTCACTATGGTTGTTGATCAAGCTAACTACTTTCAGTTCGCTATCGACGATATTGAAGAGGCACACTCTCATGTTTCTTTTGGTGATCTAGCAAGTGATCGTGCAGGTTACAAACTGCGTGATACCTTTGACGCAGAAGTACTTGGATACATGTCTGGTTGGAAGACACCTTCCGCATGGGCGCGTAACACCACAACCAATGGTACTAAAGCAGATTCCACTGCAGGTTCAGACGAAATGTTGGCAGCTAACAAGCTGGATATCACAACATTCGGTGGCAGCGATATTGGTGGTACGGGTGAAGTTACTTCTATCCCAATCGCCGCTGGCGGTGGTGCTGGTGGTATCACTTCTCCATTGGCAATCTTAAACCGTATCGCACGGCAGATGGATCAGGCTAATGTAGACACCGATGGACGGTGGGTAGTAATCGATCCGGTATTTGCAGAAGTACTGATGGATGAGTCTAGTAAGCTTATTAACGCCGACTTCGGTGGCGGTGATGAGTTGCGTAACGGACGCTTGCCCGGAACATTGCGTGGGTTCTCAATCTACAAGTCCAATAACCTTCCATATCTTGGTACTGGTGCTGGTACAGCCGCTTCTGCGGGTTCCGAAGCCAACTTCGGTGTGATGGTTGCTGGTCACGCATCTGCGGTAGCTACGGCTCAACAGATTGCTAAGACTGAGACCTTCCGGTCACCTACTACATTCGCGGATGTGGTGCGCGGCATGAGCCTCTATGGTCGGAAGATTCTGAGACCAGAGGCATTGTTCACAGCGAACTACAACCTCGCATAAGATTACTGAGGGGCTGGTCCTGCACTGGCCCCTTTTCCTACTTCTAAGGAACATTCATGCCTAGCACCTACCTCACTTTATGTAATCTAGTACTTCGTAGATTAAACGAAGTGGAGATTTCTGCCTCTGAGTTTGACTCTGTTAGAGGTGTACAGGCTCTTACAAAGGATAGCGTGAAAACGGCTATCAGTAGGGTTAATCAGGCTGAGTTTGAATGGCCCTTTAATGCTGCAGAGCATACAGAAACTTTGATCCAAGGGCAGGAAGAATATGTCTGGCCTGAAGCCTTCAAAGTAGCTGACTGGAATAGCTTCCAGATACAAAAAAATGACAGCTTAAATACCGGCTTTAAAACCCTCAAGCTCATAGAGAGGGATGAGTGGTATGACAAGCACCGTGACGATGACTATACCAGCGGTAATAGTGGTAGAGACATCCCTGAGTACGTCTTTGCCAGCCACGGTAACGGATACGGCGTTTCGCCATCTCCCGACAAAGCCTACAGTGTGCGTTTCAGATACTATTTAAATTTTGCTGATCTTACTGTGTTTAATGATCAAACTCGCGTTCCCACCTCTTTCGACAGCGTTATCGTAGATGGTGCTTTGTACAATATGTATATGTTCAAAGATAACATAGAAGCGGCTCAGGCGGCATTTATGAGCTTTGAGAAAGGTCTCAAAGACCTTCAGACGCTGTACATTAATAATTATGAATATGTGCGAGACACGCGGGTTAGGTTCTAATGGCTGACCAGATAGAAAGCTTTAAGGTTATATGTGGAGGCGGTCTAAATTCTAATGAAAACCATTTAGATTTATCAGACAATCTTCCCGGTTCTGCTACACGGCTGATTAATTATGAACCGTCTTTATTTGGCGGCTATCGGCGCATAAATGGCTACAAAGAGTTGGGTTATGCAGGCTCAGGGGGTCTAGGTGAAGTCGGCACTTCATCTACAGCAGAAGGTGCTGTACTGGGATTAGCTATCTATCAGAACTCTCAGTTTAATAATCCGTTTTATATTTCTGCACGTAAAGATAAAAATGCTAACACTTATAGCTTCTATAAGTATGTACCCTTATCCGGCTGGCAGGTTATATCTACAGGATTTACCCGCGATATGTCGGCTGGATTGCGTTCAGTAAATAGACTACGCCACGTACAATTTAACTTTGGTGGTGGAGATGCAATCTGCTTTGTAGATGGCGTAAATCCAGCCATCGTGTTTAATGGTACTAATTGGTATGAGCTTGTAAACACTAATACTGGCGGCACTTCTAGTCCGGGCGGTCCTAATGTTCTAAATGCTCCTAGCGTAGTAGATTTTTTTAACCATACTCTCTTTTTATCTGGAGATAAGGGTACTAAGCCTGCTATAGCCTATTCCGCTCCTGTAAATACGGCAGATACAGACGCTTACTTAGATTTCGGCTCAAGTGGAGGTCAGTTATCCGCAGGTTTTCCTGTAGTTCAGATTAAGCCGTTTCGTGATAATTTATTTGTTTTTGGATCAAATGCTATCGTTAAGGTTGCAACCGATTCAACTTTAAATTTCGTCACTTCTCCAGTTACTGCCAACGTAGGCTGTGTTGCCGCTGACAGTGTTTTGGAAATTGGTGGCGACCTGATGTTTCTAGCGCCTGATGGCTTTAGACCTGTCGCAGGTACTTCTCGTATTGGTGATGTAGAGATTGAGTCCGTATCTCGCCCCATCCAAGGTGCTTTAGTAGACGTTATAGCCAACTATAATTTAGATACTTTGTGTGGCGTTGTAATACGCTCTAAGTCTCAGGTAAGGTACTTCATAGGTGGCTCTTCTATAGCTAAGATAGACTCCTACGGATTAATAGGAGGTCTAACTGAAACCAATGGCGCTATCCAATGGAACTTTGGGGAGCTAGTAGGGATCAGGGCGCATGTAACCACTTCAGATTATGTGGGGTCTTCTGAAGTTGTATTGCATGGGGATTTTGACGGCAAAGTATATCAACAGGAAGTCGGTAATAACTTTTCTGGTGATGATATTTTAGCAGTATATTCCACGCCATATTTAGACTTTGGCGATACTGATTTGCGTAAAATAATGCGACAGATCAATACTTTTGTACGTGCGGAAGGCCCATTCACTTTAAATCTTGGACTCCGTTTTGATTGGGGAGATTACAACAATCCCCAACCTGCCGGTTACTCCCAAAGTAGTTTAGGCGGTCCTGTGGAATATGCTGGTCGTAATATAGATTACGGGGCATCCAGCGTACTGTATGGCGGCAACTCTAAGCCGGTTATGTCTACCAACATTCAAGGGTCAGGATTTTCAACCCGCGCCGAGTTTGTGTCTATTGGTCAATTTGACCCATATTCCATTCAAGGTCTCGTATTTGAATATTCCGTTGCAGGGAGAAGATAATGGCAGGTTACACGCGCCAATCCACCGCACAGATTTTTAACGGTGCAGATATAACAGCACCGCCTCTCAATGCGGAATTTAACAAATTAGAAGACGCCTTTGATGGTGTTTCCGGTCATAGCCATAACGGTACAGTAGGCCAAGGACCAAAGATAAATCTTTCTACGTCTTTATCTGGTTATTTACCTCCAGTGCATGGCGGTACAGGCGGTAAAAATAATCTAGCTGCCACTTCCAATCCTGTCGTAACTAACGATTTCACTCAAGGATATGCGGTAGGGTCTCTTTGGGAAAATGTATCTACAGGCCGTGTGTTCATCTGTGTGGGTAATACTACAGGTTCAGCAGTCTGGCGAGAGTTGGTTTTAGTAGACGGTACAGCCGCTGCAATTATTCCAGAGACAAACAACTTAACTGACCTTGGATCACCTTCCTTACGTTTCCAAGACTTATTCTTATCAGGCGGTATAAGCGCACAGGGAAATGTTTCCGTAGGTGGTACTACTGCTCTGACAGGTACTCTCACCGCAAACGGTGCTGCTAATTTAAACGGTTTAACTACAGCAGCTCAGGTAGATGTAAACAGCGGTACTATCGACGGTACGGTTATTGGCGGTAATTCACCTACGGCTATTACTGGCACTCAGATTACGGCTAATAGTGGCTTTGTTGGTTCAGTAACTGGTGACATAAGCGGTAATGTTACATCCACTGGAACATCAGTTTTTAATAACATCACGTTAAATGGTACGCTTACTTCTAGTGGCGCATTGAACTCAAACGTAATTGCCACTTCTGGTGCTTCATCCTTCAATGACGTTACTATCAACGGCACATTGAATATGAACGCTGGCACTTCTGCTACTATTACCAATCTTTCTGCCCCAACAAACGCCAACGATGCCGCACGAAAAGTAGACGTTGATAATGCGGTAGCTAACCTAGTAGATTCTGCCCCCGCTGCCCTAGACACATTGAATGAATTAGCCGCTGCCCTTGGCGATGATTCAGACTTTTCTAATACTATCACAACTAGCATAGGTACTAAGCTACCAAAAGCTGGTGGTACAATGACAGGACACATAATCCTGTCGGCTGATCCTACCCAGCCTCTACACCCTACCACTAAGAATTATTCAGACACTACATTCTTGGGTTTAGCTGGCGGCACAATGACAGGCGACATTGCCCTTGGCGGCAATAAAGTCACTGGTTTAGGTACACCTTCTGTCAGCACTGACAGCGCAAATAAGGCTTATGTAGACAACCTCTTTGGATCAAGCACTAACGCAGCTACGTCAGCGGCTGCAGCGGCTACCAGCGCAGCTAACGCCCTTGTTTCAGAAAATAGCGCCGCCGCTTCTGAGGCAATAGCAGTATCCTCAAAGAACACTATAGTAACTCTGTTTCTGGGTAGCTTTTCTTCTGACCCATCCACTAGCGGAGTGGCTACAGGAGCCATTTACTACAATACTACCGTAGATAGCCTAAAAGTATTCAATGGAACTGCATTTGCTACTGCAGTCTTCGATGCAGGTACTGCCCTCACTGCAGTAAATAATCTGAGTGATGTTAATAATCCAGCTACCTCAGTTACAAATCTTGGATTAGCGTACAACACAATAGCAGTTACAGCCGCCAGCGGTGAATTTTATCTGGATGGTACGGCATTACAGAAGGCTTCTTTAGCCCCGTCTATACAGTATCGCTTCGATCAATCGCATAGTTCAAACTCAGGTCATCCTCTAAAGTTCTCAACTACTGCAGATGGCACACACGACAGCGGATCAGAGTTCACTACTGGAGTGACGGTGGTAGGAACTGCAGGTCAGGCGGGTGCGTATGTACAAATAACTGTACAACAAGATAGCCCTACCCTGTACTACTACTGCGCTAACCATTCTGGAATGGGTTCTACTGCTTACAAATCAGGCGGTAGTTCATCAGCTTCATCATCTGGCGGTACAGCGTCTGCCTATGTGGTTCCAGATGCTTCTGCTACTTACTACATGTGGAAGACTATAGAAATTGTGCCTAACAACACGACTATAGCAGGTACATGGCAGGGCATGGATAGAAATGCAACGCTCTACATTGGCGAGAGCGATACGATAGACAGCCATTATAATTATTTTGAGACAGTAGCCACTATAGATAATCACGCTGCATATCAATTTATTTATGTTGGGGATGCAGCAACCGTAACCGTACCTTCTGGCAAAGTACTTCACGGATTTGCTGATGCACCAATTGGTGGTTCGTCGCAAGATAAATTCCAATCAACAGGCCGCGTGGTCTACTTCGGAGACAACTAGGAGAAATTAAATGGCAGGTAGATCAAGCAATACTGTTGCGGCGGGAAAGGCCGAAAAGATTTTTACAAACAACACAGGTTTACCTGTGGTTGTGGCTATCAATGCAATTAGTGCAGACAACACAAAGAACCCAAAGTGTTCAATTGTTGTTGATAGCGAGGGAGATTATCCACTCAACTTTATACAAACCTCCGACACACTTGCTCAAAACATTACTTATAATACAGGTGACTTTGACTTATTGGGTGATCCTAAAGGATCAACAATAATAAGCGTTGGTACTGGCTCAGATAAGCAAGCCATGACATTTAACGGCAATCTGGTCGCCAAGAACTCTGGTACCGGCGGTTTTCGGTATCAGATATTTGAACCATACTTCTTTGAGAACCCAGCGGCTTACAACAAAGAGACTGCGTATGGTGGCTTTCTTCCCGGTAGCAACGATTTTCGTTTTCACACTGACTTAGTGGCAGATAAATCTTTTTTTGCAACTTGGTTACAAGGCACATACGCTGCGAGCGGAACAACTTCGATTGAGACTCGCAGTGTTAGTTACTACAATAGAGCAGCGATATGCGACCCTTGGACGGATGTATTTATGAGCGTCCATGACACCGGTTATATGTCGGGAGGTTACTTTCACAGCTTCAACGGCTCCACAACAAATCGCGGTTATGGCAACACAACATCTGATAGCTTTACTTACCAATACGGTCATACAAGCAGCGGCGATTGGGATAACTACGCCGCAAATGATGGCGTGACGCTCGACTTTCAATCTGACGGTGGGGTATTTGTGTTCGGCCTTCATAACTTTATAAGTTCAGCAAACAGCAAACAAACCCAAGAACAGTTGGGGCTTATATCTGCGCGGCGATGGAGAAACAACAATACTTACACAGCGGGTGCGTCAACTATCCTGAATGCTAAGGACACCGCTACTTCTGAGGGCCTTGCGCAATTGGTTTATTCAGGTCAAAATTATCACGCTAGATTGCAATTGTCTCATGGAACTGGTAACTCTGCCAGTTGGATTAAATACAATCCTACTAACGACAGGTATTACCTTAATATTCAAGGTGCTGACACCGCAAAACAAGGAATCTGGTCATTTGCCCATGAAGACGTTTTTAATTCGACTTCCAGAAGAGAATTTGATTCTGTCTGCACGAAGGAAACCGCCACACACGCTCTTACACAAAAGACCACCCAGCCTCAGAGGATTGGCGCATCTCTTTGGGTTTGTTTTACCAGCAACACTAAAGGTGACGCCCTTTACTCTACAGACTTAATTAACTGGAAGACAGCGGCAGAGCATACTGGCGTATCAAATGCTGTTCTGGTTGCTATGGATAATAGTAAAACCGTCCCAGAACAAAAATTTATGGTTTCGGGTCTACCCAACAACACTAAGCTAAGTCAAACTCGTACAGGTTTTAGCGCTATCCCAAAGTCAGGTCTTCTTGAAAACGGCGTAGGTGTCGGCACATTTGAGCGAAATGGTATCGTCTTAAATAGTGGTGACAATTTGTATTTAGAAAACCAAGACAATAGCACAAGTGTCTTCACAACCGTTACGTTCGTGGAGGTCTAGTATGGGAAGGACTTTAAGAACAAATACGTCTAGCGGCGGCGCATCGTCAACAACAGCAGGGCTAACGCTTGATGATATTGAGAATGCTTTTTTCACCAGACGAAAGCTGCAAGAAATCAAAGTGGATAGCAATGGCACGGACGTAATAGAGTTTACCAACCTAGACACAGAAAAGTATGAGAGCTTCCAAGTTCGCTGCCAGCGCCTTCATACGTCACAGCAAGTAAGTTATCTTTTCTTTGGCTGCATGAATGGCTCTAGCAGAGTAACGACCCAATCTTGGTCACAGATAGGCTTTAGGGGAACCACTGCCTTTTCCAACAATACCAGTGGTGAGATGTACACGACAGGTCAGAACAATACGTTTCAAGAAGCAGATAACTCTGGCAGTTACAAAATTTTAGAGTTTAACTTCTATGTTCCTGATCCAAATTCGGATGACAGCACAAAAAGAGGCGTAACAGGAGATTTCTTTAATTATCATGGTATGGAGGGTGGCTACCAAGAAAATAGCACCAGCCGCTGTAGATGGTTCACAAAGTTGACTAGCGATACCTGCAACGGATTTTATCTTCGCACTCCATCAGGCACGTTTAGTGAGGCCGATGGCGCAGATAGTTTTTACACCATCTACGGTACGAAACGCCGTAAATCCACTTAAACCCCCACTCATTGAAAGGATAAATAGATGAGTAAGATCATAGTAGATCAAATAGCCAAAAATGGGGGTACGACATTTACCTTGCCCTCGACAGACGGAGGCGCTAACGCACCTCTTGTCACAAACGGAAGTGGTACGCTTGCGTACTCTCCACTTCAGCTACCGGCAGCCGATGGAACTGCGAACAAGCCCATAACCACTGACGGCTCTGGGCAGCTACAGTTCAACCCTAATGCCCTACCAGCGACGATAGGTTTGGCTGGTCAGCAACTTGCGGTCAACACTGGAGCAACCGCTCTTGAATACGTTTCAGCGCCCACGCCAAATAGCTCAACGTACTCAAAAACATACGACTTCAAAACTCTTTCGGCAACAGGTACTTACGACATTACTTGGGCAAGCATAAACTCGGACATCACCTATGAAAAAATTGCTGGTGTTCGTTTGTCTATGTATGAAGTTAGTAGTACTTCCAGCTTCTACATTTACATCTACGGGCTTAGTAGTAGTAACTCCCTTCTTTCCAATAGCTATTTAGGCGGCACTTATACCGGCAGATATAATCAAAATAATATGAGTGGAACCCTTGACAATTCAGCCAACGGTTGGATGAGATTTCCACTCTACGGCAACCCAATAGCGGAGACAAATAGCAGCTATGGACAAGGTATTACGGGCCAAATTATGTTTATTCCTTGGCGCGAAGGTTCTTCCCATGAATCAGAAAAAGGCGGTGGCGCTCACCACAATGTAATGTGGCAGCACAGTTCTCATAGCTATCCCAATGTCGAACATGGGGGATGGAATAATTACGGTAGCAATCCAGCACCCAATGCAATGGAAGGCGGCTTCCGTTTTTATGCTACATCAGGAAATTTCAACCACGGCAGGCTCGTTGTCGAAGTTCAAATGGAAGAGGGTTAAATCATGGGGTCAATATATAAAGGCGGTGTTTTCCGCGAAATGACGGCGGAAGAAAAAGCAGCGGAAGAAGCTATTCAAAAGCAAATAGCGGATGGTTTAGCAGAAGACCAAGCCAAAGCATCTAGAATGCTACGCGATGCTAGCCTTGCTGAGTGTGATTGGACGCAAGCGGCTGATAGCCCTTTAACTTCAGACCAAAAGGCAGCATGGGCAACTTATAGAGCTTCGCTTCGTAATTTGCCCTCGGCTGATGAAAAATGGCCTAACAGTGAAGAAATCACTTGGCCTACGCAGCCAGAATAAGCTCTTGCCATTACACTAACTAAGTGCTATACTAGCATATATAACTAATTACTTAACCCTATATGCTAGTTAGACCTTTAAAAAAAACTGATCTAGGGAAAGTTATGGTTGTAGCCAAATGGCTGCACCAAAACTCCCGATATAAAGTCTTCACATTTAAGGAAGACAAAGTGCTAGAATTACTAGCAACAAGTCTCGTAACAGACAGTCCAGTATTTGTTTGGGTTGCTGTTCAAGATGATCAGATAATTGGATATTTTCATGGATATGTTGATTACCACTACTTCAGTGACATGAAATATGCAGGGGAATGGGCGGTATGTATTCTTCCCCAATATAGAAGAAGCGCACCAAAAGTATTGAAGCAATTTATACTAGCGTTTGAGCAGTGGGGCCGAAAAAACGGCGCAGAAGAAATATCAATTGGAGCGTCTACTGAAGCCTACGGAACAGGATATAAGAAATTTCTACAACGTATGGGCTACAGGGATGTAGGTTTTCTAGCCGTAAAAGGATAATATTATGAGTTTTAATAAAAAGACTACAAATCAGCTTTCTGACACACAGATGGACGAATTGACTGGGGCAATAAATAGTGCCGCAGCCGCTAATAAACCGGCTCCGGTAGACCTATCCGGTATTATGTCGGGTATTGGAACCCTTAATACGGGTCAAGGCGGTATAAATACAAACATAGCAGGGGTTGATGGAAAGGTTACCACGGGTTTTTCCGACTTGCAGTCTCTGATTAATGCGTTTGACAAAAAAAACGCATCCAGCCAAGCACAGCTTGCCCAAAACCAGATGACGGGCTTTAGTCGTCTTAATATTGAGAACCAAGGTCGTGCCGATGATCTGGGGCAACAACTTACGGGTGTAGGTGGCGATGTAACTCAAGGCTTTGCAGATCAAACCACACGTTTTGATACGTTAGATACGTCTGTCGGTAATGTACAGACAGGCGTCGATGATGCAAATACTGGTATCTCCGACATGGGTACTGAAATGGGTCGCCGCTTTGATACCACGGATACAAATTTTACTGATGCGGGAAAAGCACTTGATACAGGGTTTACGGATACGCAGGGCGATATTGCAACCTTACAGACAGAAGCTCTGAAGGGCCAAAGTAGTATTCTGGATGACCTTGCCACACAAACTACAGACCGTAATACCTACTTTGATACCTTGTCTGGAAATCAAGACACTATGCTAGGCAATCAAGAGCAGTATTCAACTACATTTGATGACTATGTTACGCGCTATACAGATGATACTTCCACACAAAATGATACTCTTGGCGGCATTCAGTCAGGCCTTACAAATTTTGCTGGGGATGTAACAGGCAGTCTTTCCGGTCTTACTGGTGCAGTCAATCAAGGCGCACAAGATACTAAGTCGGCTGCTGAAGCTGCGGCGGCTAATAGTGCAGGTAGTGTATCCAGTATCCTTGAGGGTGGCTTCAATAACTTAGAGGGTGGCTTTGCTACTCTTGAAAAGGGCCAAAATGAAATTGCATCAACTTTAGGTGACGGGTTCAATCAGGATCAAAGCAGTGCTTCCCAAATTCTTAATCAACTGCAAAATTTCGGTACAGATCAAGAAAATTTAGCAAGACAGCAAAGCGAGGCCGTCACAGGTCAGCTAAAATCGCTCTCCCAACTTAGCGGTCTTCCTGACACTATGCGCCAACAGTTTGGTCAGTTGTCTAACGCATTTGATGACCAAGGTAATCTTATTCAGAATAGCATTGATGACCAAGGCAATACTATTGTTCGCGCAATGGATAATCAAGGTAACATGATCTTACAAAAGTTTGACGCAACCGGCAGTTCTATGGGTCAAATGAGTATTAACATGAATACTGTTATGGAGCAGATAGGCCAGTTAAATATGCTTCCGGGTGCTAGTGCCAGTATGGGCAACTTATCGCAGCCGCTTCAAGATTTAGGTACGGGCAACGGCGGCTTTGTTAGCCCTTACGGAAGAACTCAATGATTATAAATATGTGGCGGGGAGCAGACATATCAACAAAGAAAGTAGCATAGATGCACCCAACTAATGTATCACAAGACTGTGTAGACTTAGTAAAAAAATTTGAAGGTCTTCATAAAGTAAAAGACGATGGCTTAGTACACGCCTATCGCTGCCCTGCAGGTAAGTGGACTCAGGGTTACGGGGCAACTAAGGGTATTCGCTCTGGAATGACCTGCACGATAGCAGAGGCAGAGCAACGTCTAAAGGATGACTTAGACGAACACGGCAAGATAGTTAAACGTCTAGTAAACGTGCCTCTGAGCCAAGGTCAGTATGACGCCCTAGTATCGTTTGTATTTAATGTCGGTGGAGGTAACTTTAAATCATCGACAGCCCTTAAACGCCTGAACTCAGGTCTATACGACGATGTACCAGAGCAGCTTAACCGTTGGAACAAGGCGCGGGTAGACGGAAAGCTAACACCTCTACGTGGACTTACCCGCCGCCGTGCAGCGGAAGCAGCTATCTTTAGCCGTGACGCTCAATTGCCGTCTGATGAGGGTGGCCCTGCTATGGCACAGAAGCCTACCGCAGAGGCTCCTAAGAAGCTTACTAAGTCTAAGACTATGGTAGGCGCAGGTATAGCGGGTGCAGCCACTGGCTTAAATGAAGTTGCAGGTCAATTACAGGGGCTGGTAGCTTATGCCGATAGCCTTAAAACCATCTTCCTACTGTGTGCAATTGGAGGCATTGCCTTAGCTGCATACGCTCGCTGGAAGGATAATAAAGAAGGCGTTCATTAGTGTTCATCTTCGGCAAGATTAAGACATACATTATAGGCGCTCTCGCACTGGCTCTTCCCATTATTTACGTGATGGGTCGAGTACGTGGGGCAGCTAACGAAAAGAATAAAGTCCTCAAGGACGATCTACAGGCGCAGGAAAAGGCGACTGATTTTTATAAAGCAATGGCAGAGCATGAAGCAGATAGTATTACTGATAGCCGCAGTCTCACTGAGCGGCTGCGCGGAAACGGTCTATAGAACAAAGCTGGAAGTCTACTGTCCACCTATCCAGACCTACACCCCTGAATTTAACAACGAATTAGCCGATGAATTAGACGCCTTAGAAGAAGGCACTGACGGCAGTATTCAAACGGCTATAGCTGACTACGCAAAGCTTCGTGACCGCATTCGTGCATGTGAAAAAGAAAAGGGTAATATCTGATGGCTGGCATTTTTGGCAACTACGATAGCATTAGCGATATGTTTGATGGCGGTGGACCCGGAGCATCTAATTTGGATAGCGATGGCAAAGTTATCTCCTATGATAATGATAATAATCCCAATAATGACGTAACGGGTATTGCATCAATCTCTAATACATTAACCGGTAATAGCCATGCAAATGACGGCTACGGTGACGATAATAGCTCAGGAAATACCTCCAACTATGTAGACAGCAACCCCAACCAAGACCCCATAAATAAAATACAAGGTGAGAAAAATACTTTAGGCGTTAAGGACGCTGCGGCTTTTGTTCTAAACCCTATGTCGGCCCTACCTAAAGTATTTGGTGGAATAGCTAGTTGGTTTAACGGCTTAGATGCTGAAGCGGATAAGAACCGTCCTAATACATCTGCAGGGGTTGTTGATGGACGCCAAGTATACGTCAGTGAAGGCGGTATGCAATACTCCTATAACTTTCTAGGAATGCCTTATGAGGTTGTAGTATCAGAAGACGGTAAAACGGTTACTGATAAACTAGCCATGAAAGTAAATGCTAACGGCGAGTTGGACGCCAACGGTACAATGACTGGATATCAGTTTAATCAACAGAAAGCTCAATCCAGCGGCGATAGCGATAGTGCTTCACAAATTGCTCAGTACGCAGAAGACAATGCAAACGAAGATGGGGTAATATCTGAGGACCGTCTTACTGCAGAAACTATTAAAGACATGGCTGTTGCGGCTGGAGTTATATCCAATCAAGACGATATGAAGGCTATTTTAGCCGACCCTAACAAGTTTTTAAAAGACAAGGGATTAGTTCTTGCCGACATTATGCCTTCTATAAATGCAGATGCGGAAGGAACTAACTTAGACCCTAATAATCCCAATTACGATATTGGAGAAAATGAAGGATTTACGGCAACCGGAACCGGAGATGCGTCTACAGTAGATACCAGCCTAGCTGACAATCCGGGGGCAAGTACCTACGATGCTTCTACCACTACTCTCACTGATAACGAGATGATGACCGCAGCTACTGGTACAGTAAGCGACGATGCTCTTGTAGACGCTGAAGAGTATACCATTGATATGACCGGCGCTGCTACGGGCGTAAATGCTGACGGCACAAAGAATGAACTTGGTATTGCTGTAAATGACTGGGCTAGTGTGGACCTCTCTAAAGTCATAGATACAACAACTACCGCCGGTAAACTTTTAGCTGATAAACTTCGCAAAGAGGGTAAGGAGTTTGTAGACGCTAAAACATCTATTTTATGGCAGATGAAGACAATTGCTGCTGAGTTCAAAGACTCAAATGGCAACCCTATTATACCGCCGTGGGCGCAAGCACAGCACAGAGAGGTAATGAAAACTATCTCATTCAGCGGTATCTCTGGAACCGCTGCTACAGCGGCTATGTCTAATGCAATTATGGAAGCTACTTTGGGAGTAGCTGAAAAAGAAGCTACATTTTTTCAAACGCTTACCGTCGAAAACTTGAGCAATAAGCAAGAGGCTATAATAAATAAAGCTAATATCCTTTCCAATCTGGAGGTGGCTAATCTAGATGCGCGTTCAGAGGCTGCGGTACAGAATGCCAAAGCCTTTTTAGAAATGGACTTAAAAAATCTTACTAATGAACAACAAGCTGAAATGGTTAATAAGCAAGCTCTTGTTCAAGCTATGCTGGCGAACACTAAAGAAGAAAACACTGCTAGAAGGTTCAATGCAGAAGCTACTAACGACATGAATAAATTCTACACTGAAATGGTAGTCACTATTCAGCGGCATAACACTTCTGAAGTAAATGCATTCAAGAAATTCAATGCCGGTGAAATAAACGATGCTGCACAGTTTAACGCCGACATGAAGAATGACCGGCAACAGTTTTTAGCAGAATTTCAGTATATGTTGGATTTAGCTAATGCAAAATGGCGGCAGACCGTAGAGACCGACGGCAACAAAAACATGGTAGACGCACATACGGCAGACGTTAAAGCAGGTCTGGACTTAACCACAGAGGCTCAAAATAATCTCTGGGATAGTGCAGATAACTTACTTGATTACATTTGGAAGACTACAGACAACGAATCCGAAAAAGAGCTTCGGCTGCTTATAGCGCAGATACAAGCTCAGGGAAGTCAACAGTCTGGCGGCGGCTTTTTTGACGGAATGATGAAAATACTAGGGTCAGTTGGCGGGGCGTACTTTGGCTCTGAGGCGGGATCGGCATGGCTGTCTAAATATTTACCCACCGCTTAAAATTAACCGTGCTGTAAATAAATAAGGTGATAAAAAATGACGTTTGATGAAGCGGTCAAAAAATCAATTAAAGTATTTATAAATGGTAAAATGCCGATGAAGACCTCTGAATTAGTTGAGGATGGGCTTCTGTATACGCCTGAGTTTTTCGATGAGATGGAAGAAGAATTTCTTGAAGAACCCACTGATAGCAAGCTGTCTAAAGAAGAGGAATTAGAAGATGAGGTTTAATGCTCCAATTCCGGGCGGTAATTATCTATCAGATACTCGAAATTATGCGTGGCACAGGCCACCTGATATGGTGGATTACGATGAGGCTGTTTCCTATTTAATCGATAAGATTGATGAACCGGAAGAAAAGGAACTAATATTTGCTATGCTGGGTATAGACGCCCACATAGCAACCGTGGTCTCCACCTTACTTTTACAGGCAGTCAGCAAAGGTAAGATAGGTATAGACCTATCCATTCTAATTGCTGGCCCCGTAGCTCGCTACATTGAAATATCGGCCAAGAATGCCGGTGTAAAATATGAGATGGGTGTAGAAAACAAGGACCGGATAATCATCACCCCTACGCTTCTCAAGGCTTCTCTAGGTGTTCTACAGGAAGAGGAAGACGAGGAGCAGGTAATTCCTGAAGAACCTACTTCAGAGGCCCCTTCAGAAGGTCTCATGGCTATGCCTGAAGCGGGTGGTGTGGCCCCCGAAGAAGAACAAGCTGCCATGTTAGGTGGAGTAGACGAAGAGGAGCCTGAAGATGAGCTTTAAGAGTGAGGCTGCTAAAGTACGGGCTGGTTTAAGCTCTGGAGCATACAAAAAGAAAAGTGATCCCTTTATCGCTTTCGCGGATGAAATTTCTTATGGTATTCGCAAAGGCGCAGAGGCCCAGCGGCTAGAAGAAATAGCAAAGCGCAAAGAGGCGCGTATTGAAGAGCGTCGAATAAAAGCCGCACAAGATGCAGCGGATTTAAAAGAAAAAAAGTTAAAGAGTAACGCTAAGGCGTTGAACTTAAACTTCTCAGGCGATGCCAGCAACACTGACGCTATAAACTTTTTTGAGCAGCAACTCCGTTTAATGGACGGGGATGTAGGCGATGTAACTACTCTGACTAAGAGTATGATTGATAGCGGTCAGCTTAAATTCACTAAGGAAACTGAGAGCCTTGAATTACAGGGGCCGCTGCTACGGCGTAGTGATGTAGATTTGGATGTTGCCCAAAGCAGTACATACGCTGCTTTTAAGAATGCTGGAGCCAAAGGCGATAATGAGACTAAAGCTAGAGTTCGTGACACTGTTGGGGATTTAAGAGAATCGGGCGGTACTATACAGGGCGGCATGGAAAAGCAGATGGATGCTATTCTTGGCCCTGAAGGGGAGAATGATGCTTCCCTTGAACCCGTAGAAATAGAGAAAAGCGGCATTGAAGTATCGCCATATACAGACGTACCTGCCGATGTATCTGAGTTCTTTAAGGGTATAAAAAATAAAGCAGATTTAAGTGCTAAGGAAAGTCAGATCAATGCAATGCCCACCGGTACGCAAAAGACTGCCCTGCTTACTGCCCTAGAAACCATAAAGAAGGAGCCACGGTTTAATCTTAATCCTGACAATAACCCATTAAAGAATGACGATGGCTCCTTTAAGGATGACGATGAGTTAAAGAAATTAGCAAATGCTGATCCATCTCTACGACCGGAAGTCGATAAACTTTTGGCAGAGCCTACTACTAAGAAGTTTATGACGGAGACTATAACTAAGACTAACATTGCAGACTTCACGGCTAATGTGACCTCAGAATTAGCGTCTTTTGGTCCTGACGATTCAAGTTTAACAGAAGATCAAGTGCGACAGAAACTGGCTCTAGAGCAGCGTAAATCGTTACTGGCTCAGGTACAAGCTACTTATGATGCTGCCGAAGGCGACACCTCTAATGACTTAAAGCTTACAGATAAAATGCAGACGGTATTTCTGAAGCCTAAGCTTGAAAACCCTGACGCGATTTCTTTTGGCGATCCTATTGAAATGTATTTGGCTGTGATGGAGAATGGTAACTGGTATGACGCATTACACGGTAAGACATACGATAAAGATGATATTGTACACCTTGGACCTCGCAGCGATCAAGTTATTGCCGCACAGAATATGGCTAATAGAAATACCGCCGACTTTAATGCGCCGCTGTCAGACTTGAAGACCGATACAACCACTCTGGCTCAGACTGCTCTGCAACTGGATACTTTTGCTAAGAACAACCCAGACATACTGACATTTATTGGTGGTAAGGGTGCATCTCTAGTCGTAAGAGTAGGTGAAGAACTAGAGTCGCTGGCTAATGAGCTAGGCGGTGAAGGTCTATCGGATAGCAAATTTGCTGAAGAATTTAGCAGACAAGCGGCTCAGAAATTACAAAATCTTCAACCCGAAGACGAAGAAAGTAAGTCTATTTTAGCACAAAATGCTTCGGCATGGGCGCAGTGGAATGCTCTTAATATTCGACACGCATTCTCCTTTGCTAAATTGGCTCTGGATAGCTCAGGTCAGGCTCTTTCTAACTTCGATTATAAGAATGCGCTTACTATCAATAATGTAGGCACTGATTATCCCACATATACTGCCAACCTAAAAACTCAGACCCAGAATATGATTACTCAGGCGGTTAAAGATTATGATCAGATATTAAATAATAGCAGTGAGCATAACATTGCCATGATGAACCCTGTTTATAGACAGGCATTTGAAGCAACTCAGCTTCAAGTTGGTATCAACGATCACCTGAATAACAATACCCCTGAAGTGATGCAGTGGCTTTCCAGCACCGCGCCAGTGCCGTCTGACCAGCAAACAGACGAAACTGAAAACAATAATGGCTTGGGCTTAAATACCTATATGAATAATCAACAATTGTTGGACAGCGATAAAATTAGAGTGGACTGGATTAGGGGCCAGCCTGAAGCTGTACAAGGACAATTGATGGATAACTTCTACTATATTCGAGCTAGGATGATCTTTGGCCCAGACCCTACCCCAGAACAAATCCAACAAGCTAAATCTGCCCTTGGTCCCTTATTATCGGCACAGGAGTAACGCATGGAACTGACTGAAGCTCAGGCAAAATATTATGATCAGTTTCCAGAAGAAGCGGAGGCTTTAGGATACTCTCCAGAAGATATTCAGAATGCTCTCAACGGAACTTCTCCTACTGTTCCAGAAACGCCCCAAAGCTCTGCTATAGATGATTACTTCCTAGCATTTCCAGAAGAGAAAGAGACTTTTCTTGGCGGCAATGCGGAAGATTGGCGATCTGAGTCCGACAGGTTTTCAGAAGATGCCCGTAATAATGTACGAGAGAGTGCTGTTGCAGAAGCAGACAGCCTGTCTAAGCAAGACCTATACGGTAAACCACCTAGAGTTGGCCCTATTACAAGAGCTACTGCCGCGTTTCAGGACGTAGCAAACCTCTGGACGGGCTATAACGAACTAAGCGAGTCTCAGTTAGCAATCCAAGACCTTCCAGCGGCAAAAGAGCAATGGGAGAAGCAATCTCAGGAGCTATATAACCAGACCGGCGTTCTACAAGATAACGGTGATAGAGTTTATACCGCTTATGAACCTGATCCAAACGATCCTTCTAAATTGGTTGCCACTGATTACCTAATACCAACCTATGACAGTAATTTCTGGTCTAGGATTTTTAAAGAAGGCAGTAAAAGCCTAGCTAAGGACGCTGTAGGTATTTATAATAAAGAGTTTACCACAGATACCAGCGAATACGACCCCTCTGTTCCCGAAGAGGAGCGCGGCTTTGCAGCAAACACCCCTAGTATGCAGCTTAGTGGCGGCGAACAATTTATGTCTGACTTGTGGACGCTTGCTCTTCCTATGGGTGTTGTGGCTAAACCTGCTCAAGGAGCATTACGTTTAGCTAAGGCTGGGGCAACTCTTAATAGAGGTGCAAAATTAGGTGGCGTTGGTACAGTTACCGCTAATACAATATCTGGCTCTATTTTAGAAACACTGGCCGTTAGTGAAGGAGATTCTGGTTTAGTAATATCTTCGGATCGTATTAAAGGTATAGCAGAGAGTGCTGGTGCAGATATAACAGATGAAACTGCCAATGATTTAGCTGTATTAGCAGACGGTCTAATTCTTAACGGTGCTATGGATGGCTTGCTTACAGTAGCAACTCCCTTGTTTAATTTTATTACTCGCAAAGGTAAATACGCTACAGGGGCAACTATCAGAGACCTCGATGGGATGAGTGCCGCCGTACAAGACGGCATAGTCCTAAAGGTAGCTGAGTTTCTAGACCCAACTATGATGAAGGGTAAGAATGCTCTTGAGGTAGGAAGGAATTTAAAAGTTCTTTCTAAGGTACTAAACAGTAATGCCGTAGTCACACTGAAGATTGCTGATTTTCAGAAAGACATCCCAGTACCTACGGCTCAGGCTCTGATGACAGGCTCTGAGGCCTATATGCGAGAAACCCGTCAGCATCTTCAGGATACTATGGGAGCCGACGAATTTGAAGAAATGATCCAACAGGCTTCTGGAGATATGTATCAGCGTATGATTTCTATCATGCGTAGTAATAGAAGTAATCCAGATGTGGCTGGCACAGATAATGCCGTCCTCAATCAAATGGGAGACTTCTTCTCTGAATTTGCTAACTCCCGCATTGCTGGTGATATAGATGAAGCCGCAGACACTACTGTAGGTAATCTGTCACGGCAAATTGAAGTAGAAAAGAATGCTCTGGGCGCTGACATTACTGAGGCTGAAGCTGCTAGGGATGCTATTAAAACAAACATCGATAATGTAGTAGCAGATGACCAATCCATCGATCTTCTGATGGATGACTTCACCCAGATGCAGCTTACCGGTGATGACCGTCAGGCATTATCTAATTGGACTCAAAGTACTGCATACCCTGTCTTTGAAGCTCAGAAAGATGGAGTAGAAGCTGCCTTTAGAGCAATTCCCAATACGCCTATTGGACCTGCGGCTGCGGAAGCTTTAGTCGATCAAGTTCTGGACGCAGTTCAAAACGTAAACGTCTTTGACTCCAGCGGCAATCAAGCCAGAGATGCCTTGGGTAAAATCTACACCGCACTTACTAATAAGAAGATGGTTACTGAGGATACCCGTACTTTTTTATATGGTCCTGATGGTGTTTTCACTATGCAGACCAGTGGTGAGATATTTATCAGACCTGAAAAGAAGGCAGAGTTTCTTGAGAGAATTGGTAGTACCATAGGCTTTCAAGACGTTTATAACTTACGGCCCACTCTTAGCGGTATGTATGACACTTACTCTGCAACTAATCCAAAATTAGCTCAGAAATTCAGTCAAATTAAAAAGCACATTTCTTCCAAAGTGCAAGATGATGGTAATCTGGGTCAATTAGGCTACGCTCAGGGAGAGACCAGAGAACTTGCAGAAATAGCTGACCAGAAATACAAAGACTTTGATAATCGCTGGCGTAATGATGACCGGATTAAGGCTCTTACGTCTGTACTATCAGATCAACGCTCCAAGCGTAATCTAGACCCCTCTCAAGTAACCTCTAGGGATCAAGGTGTTGTAGACTCCAACCGTGCAATGGAATCCTACGTCAATACGGCTATGGATGAGGCTGACGGGTCAGGCTTTACGCAGCTATACGAAGCCATCGATGAATCTATGGGTAACGTAGGGCCGACCACCCCTCTTATGGGTGATCTCATCATGGCTAGGATGATGGAGAAGCTTTCTGTACTGGCTACAAAAGGCATGAGTGAGATAGACCTCAATCAGCAAATTGCTCCTGCCATCAAACAATTACGCGCAGCCGGTAATGACCAGAGTGCAGACAGATTAGCGCAGATGGTTGTAGACATAGGCCAGAGGCGGCGTGATTTAGGAGATGACTTGTTAGGTGCTGAAGAGAGCATTACTCAAGCCAAGCAAGCTCTGAAGGCCGCAGAAAGCTCTGTTCTAAATGATCTTCTATCTAAAGTAACTCGCAGATCGGGTGGTGTAGGTAAGGCCGCTAGAACTGATACTAGAGCAGCCCTGTCGGATATTATTACTAAGCCCGATAGCAATGGCACTATAGAACTAATGGCTGAGATAGATAAGCTACCCACTAGCCAACGTCTTCTTGCTCAACAAGCCTTACAGTCTGTTGCTTTAGATACAGTCGGTTCGAAAGTATTTGGATCAAGCATAACCGGCTTTAAACCTGACGGCACACCGCTTCGTAATATACAGCCAAGCCAGATTGTTAAGCTTACCGCCGATTCTGCCAAAGGCTTAATGAAGAGCTTAGACATCATCTTTCCAGAGGGAGCCGCTGACGCAGCCACAGAGTCAGTTAGAGTAGGTGTATTCAACGCTCTTAATGTCTTATATGCCAATGCTGGTCCAACCCTGCTCAGGGATGTTCCTGTAGGTTCTAATACAGAGATACTTACTAGAATAGGTGAAGAAACTAGAGATGCTGTCTCAACCAGTATTCTGGTACTAGCCGGTTACATGAACCCAACCGCTGCAATGCTGCGTAGATTATCATCCGCTAGAGTAGAGGAAATTATTGCCCTCGAAAAAGAAATCCACAAACAGGTTTTGGCTACCATTATTACAAGCCCTAAAGAATTTGCTAATCTTGTAGATATAACTAGGAAGCGACAATCTAGGGATGCTATCAGAGATGCTTCCTTAGCGGCTCTTCGGGTAGCACGGCTGGACGGTAGATACCAAATCCGTATCAGAGAAGAAGAAGACGGCCAGCAAGATTATAGTAACCCAGTACTCAATAGTTTAGCTATAGCCGTGGGTGAAGATATGACTGAAGCTGCTTTAGGTGTAATGCCAAACTTTGAGACTAGGAAAAACTTCCCTGAATAGAAAGAGACCCCCGCCAACCAAAGCAGGGGTCTCAACCAACGAACAAGGTGGACCAATCTCAACCTCATTCAAGATACATTTTAGTGTAAATGCGCTCTCAGGTCAAGCGATCTGAGGGCTTTTTTATTGTGATTTATGCTGAAATATCAACGAGTTCGCAACTGTCTCCAGTACAAGCCATCGTCTGCATACTGACCGTTGTGTCCTCTTTTTCGTAGTCTGCCAGCTTCGACCAGTCAATGCGTTCAGGCATTTGACCTAGCAACATCTGATATTCTGCAACCTCACATTCTTGATAAGGAGCCTGTTGATAAGTATGATCATCATACGGCAAGAACGATACGCCAGACATCTCATCAAAATTCTCATACACAAATGCGCCTACTTCAAACCACTCATCAGCCTTTACGTTTATAGTTACGCTTGGTTTATGTTCCGCAAAATGCCGTTGGTACATCAGCCACATTTCAAGCTGCTCAATAGCCGTCATATCTGCGGTGCAGACCGCTCCTTCAGGAGACTTAACTGGAAAGCTGAATACAGTCGTTTGATCAGGCTTAAATGCCTCTGGCTCATTGGGAATGCCTTGTTCTATCATAAACTGCGTTAGAGGGTCTTTATTATCACCCCTTACTGTACGGATATAATATGGAGAGTGACGGGCATGTATGCCACTAGCACTATCTACTAGCTGCGAAACTGTTCCCGATGGTTTCACGCACGTAATAGCAGCCGACTGCTCTATTCCAAGCCTATCTGCCCACTCTTTGTTAGTATCCACTGCAACCTGCTTTAGATGCTCTAAAGTCTCAGCCAATCCCTTGTTGGCTGTAGTCATTAGCGGGTTATCCATAATACCTGTCAGGCTGACGCCAAGCAGACGCTCTTCGGCAGTATTCTTCTCCCAGACCTTCCGAAGGTACGGGAACTTAGTGTAGGTGGCCTGTACGGTTCCTAAAATAGTAGCCAGCCTAACCTTACGCTCCAAGTCTTCTATCGTGTCGGTTGCCCTCACAACTACTTCACTGAGGTTGCAAAATTGCCCACCTGTACCGGCAATAGGATTACCAGTCTTTGGATCAGTTCTAGGCCCAGCTAAAATGATCTCACTACAGGGATTAGTACCCCACTCACGATTAGGGTCACGGCGTCCATTCTTAGCAGCTTGTTTAATAGCAGCTTGCCGGTTGAAGATGCCTCTCTCCCCTGACCCGCTCTCTACCAAGGCAGTCCATTCCCGCATGAAGGACATGCTGTCAGGCTTCTCTGAGTAGGCCACAGAGTTGTTTGCTAATGCGCGTTGTGGGTCATTCTCCCACCACTTACCGGACTTAGCATGACGCATACGGTCATCAGACAGGTTGCTCAGAGAAATCATTGCGGAGCGGCGTACACCGCCAACGACTACTACTTCTCCTACTTTGCACATTAGATCATGCGCCTCAATCGAAGACAGCTTACGTCCTTGAGCATTCTTAAACGTAGTGACTGCAAAGTTAAACAAATCGACTAACGGCGCTGGGCCAGACGCCCTGCCCCCGAATGTCTTTAGCCTAGAGCCAGCCGGTCTTATTTTTTCCACATTCCATTTTGGAATTTCACCAGCCCACAGGAGAGCAAGAACTTGCCTGAAAGCCTTAGCCCAGCCTTCCTTACTATCCCTGACCATAACGATAGTATCACTGTCGAAGAGAGTCGGAACTTCAGGGAGATTATTGATATACTGTCTCTCGACAGAGAAACCTACTCCAGTACCGCAAAGCAAGATGAACATAGCCTCATCGAAGGCCTTCAAATCATCTACGGCTAGATAGCTGCAATTATACATACACGTATTATCGCGGTTAGCCGCCTTACCTGCAGTCATCATTGACCGCATACTGGGCATGACTTCTAGGCTCAGTATAGCCTGTTCTATTTCTGATAAATTAAACTCCGCACCTACTTTAGGGCGCACAATATTATCCACGTAGCGAGATACTGTCTCTGACCATGTCTCCCTTCGGCCTTCTTCTTCGAGCCACCTCGCATAGCGGCTGGTTGCTATGAAGGTTTGGTAGTCAGTTGGTAATAGGTTACTCATCATTGGTCTCCACAAGGTCTGTTAGTGTTGGTTTTTTATAATTTGGACCCTTCTGCACTTTGCCGTCTGGTCCTTTCAGGGGCTTGCCGTCTAAGCCCAGCTTGCTCATATTAGAGCGGTGTACACGGCGAACTGCCTTGTCTAAATTCCAGCCGTATGTGGCTGCGTATCCGTAAATCACGTAGACTAAGTCAGCTAATTCCTTGAGCATGTTTTCAGGGTTATTTCCGTTGCAGCTTTCATCAAAAGCTTCCCCGTATTCTTCCTGAATCATATCCCAGCGAAAATCTTCCAGCTTCTTGCTGAACTTCCACTTCTCGCCCAGTGGCTGCTCCATTCTGGATGCGAAGTCAGAGACCATTTCCAGAGGCGAGGGATGCCT